TGCTATACTTTTATCAGTGTCTTCAAAGACACTAAGGTCTGTACATAATTGGTCTCCATATATTTCTTTAAGTGCTTTGAGTTCTTCTTTGAACTTATAAAAGATTCCAATTTTTTGTGTACAAAAATTATCGTAGATGTACTGTGCTTTACTGTGGTCAATAACTGTAGAGTTTCCTGACTCAAACTTTATTGTACCTGAGTATAATTGATGAAGCTTCATCATAAGTTTTACAGGAGTGTCACCCAAAATTATTTCTTCTTTACCCTCAACCACTAAATCCTTTTGAAGTTTCTTGGTGAGTTGATAGGTGATAGGTTTCATTTCAACCTCAAGCGTGTGCTCCCTTGTGTCTACTTTAAACCCTGCTTCTTTTTGTGAGTAAGATATTATATGTGGTTTCATATCATCTATGATAGACTGAAGTCCATCGTGATAATTATTTATATACAAACCATTTATCTTTTGTTGTTTTACTTTCACATATTTTTTAGCAAACTTGTAGAAGTTAATATATTCTTTGAACGGATTGTTTTTTATTCCATACACTTGATGATACATCTGACTGTATGATTCAGGTGTTGGTGTTCCTGATAACAAAATTACTTGAGCATCGCAGGTTCTCAATAAATCTTTTACTTGCTTGGCTCTCTTACTTGGTTTTGGAAATGCACCCATACTGTGTGCTTCATCCAATATTATAAAGTCAAAGTCTCTGTCTGATATTTTATGTAATGATTCGTAGTTTATTACTACTAAATCATAATCAGGATTGAGCATTTCGTAATCAGCTTCTATGCTGCTAATAGCTTTTTTCTTTGTGATGAATAAAACTTTCTTACGGTTCAGCAGTCTTGCGATACCTAAACTCGTTAAAGTTTTACCGGTTCGCACCTCCATTGTAAGGTATAGAAAATCATTTTTCAAAATACTTTCTGCACCCTGTACTATAATTTTCTTTTGGTATTCTCTGTATTTTATTTTACTAGGGTTCTCCATTTTCTTTTTATAATATTCAAGACTCTCAATTGCTCTGCGTTCTACTTCTTCTTCTGCACCGTATACTCTTTGGTCTACAAACTTTGCGTTCTTGCCTCTTCCAACCTTTACCTTTTCAGTTCTAAAAATTATATCATAGAAAAGTTTACACTGTTCGTACATCATTTTGTCTGTGTACCCTGCCGTTCTTTCTATAACATAATCCGTCTTTCCTTGATGTAATTCCTTATCGCTATGCATTTTTTAAAGTCTCTTGTTTCTGTATAGTATTCATATAGTTGTCTAACATCTTTTACTTTAGGCACTCTTCGTGCAGGATTGTGAGCAAAGTATGGGAAGTCTCCTTCCATAATATCTTCCCAATCATAACCAAGTATAATTACTTTGTATGAATTATTGAAAGCTATCTCTACATCCTTTTCTCTCATAAGTCCATTGAAGTTTGTGTAGGTTTTGGTTTCTTCATAGTAAACCATCTACCGTTTGAATCTCTTCCTTCATCTACATCATTGCACATAAAGTTTCCATAAGCAATAAGCCATCTATAAAATCTAGTTCTACTTATAGTCATCTTTGCCTTTGGTGCATAGTCAGGATACTCGCCAATGAAATCAAAGTAGAGGTCCTGCATTATTAATCTCTCTTCAAACCTAAGCTTATCATTCTTTTGATGACCTGCAATCAATCCACACCATTCAATAAAGTCGTGTGAAGTTTGAGCAGATAGTTGTCTAATCTTTAGATTAATAAACTTACTCTTAACAAGTCCTGTAGTTAAGTAATCTTGAAGACAAGAAGTCATATAGTTGTCAAACAAACACCACTCATCTTCATTCCAATCTGCAAAGAAATGTTTTTCAAACTCATCAAGTGGTGTAAAGTTTCTGTTGTAGTGTTGGTGTAATTCTATTTCCCACTTTCTTCTTTCAAAAGAATTACCTGTTCCTTTGATAGCATAGTTAGTTGTAATAGCAATCTTAGGTGACTTAGAAAATGGAATCTTAATTGCATCACGATTCTTTTTCTCAAGGGTCAATCCTTCTGTCACTACACTAAACAATCTTTCAAAGTCAAAGTGTTTTTTTACATCATCAAAACAAAGTATCTGTGTATCTGCAGATACTAATTGATAAGGAAATGATTTCTCAAAAGCAAAAGCTTTACCATCAATAGTAACTAACTTTTTCATTTGAGATAAAGCATTCATAAATATTCCTTTACCTGTTCCACCTTCGGGGTTATCTGATATAACCTCATCATTTAATATTACTGCCGGGCAGTATGATAAGTTTTTATATCCGTGCATCATAAATCCTATGGTGCTTTCCATAGTCTTTACCCTGTCTGCTTCTCCACCACAAATGTTTTTAATAAACAAAGAGTAGTCACAAATATGGTCGTCACATATCTTAAACTTTCTTGGTATGATATGGTCTTTCCAAACATATCCACCTAAGTCTAAGTAATCAATAGGTTCTATTAAACCTTTTGTAATTCTTACTGCACAGTTTTGATAGTATAGATATGCACTGTCTCTTGTATCGGCAATAAAATAAATATCAATCGTGCTAAGTAAAGTAAGAAACTCTTCTCTAAAAAATCTTACTTGGTCTGCAAAATAATTGTATACAGTTATATCATCTTGCGTAAGTAAATAGTTTAGAATAAAATCTTTAATTTCTTTTTCTGAGGTATGGTCAATAAGATTATTAGTAACCTTTACAAACACATAGTTCTTACCACCTTCAGGACAATATTTATAAAAGCCATTGTCCTCTAAAAACTTTTTGAAAGAGAAGTGTACAATCTTTATTGTTCCTTTCTCATTCTTTTCCCAAAAGGTTTTCTTTGCCTGTTCTTTTTCAATGGTACTCACGACAGATTCAATAGCATCGCTATCCATTCCTGTCTCACTCAGTTGGTTTCTTATTTCTTTTTTTGATACACCTCTACGAAACTTATCTTTTATTTGATTAAGCTTCTCTTCATCTTCATAATACTTTGTACCAAAGTTTGAACTGTTACTGTATGCACTGTCTATTGTCCTGCTAATTTCTGTTTGAGTAAAGTCATCTGTTGCATAACGATTCAGTACATAACCTGCTAATGATTTATTTATTCCATAATCATTGAATGCCATAGCAAGAACAAAGCAGTGTTGGTTTCGTTGACCTTCAACCATTGGATATTTTTTCTCCCACCATTTAATTAGTATCTCTACAATTTTATTCTCATCGCTGATGGGAATAGTAGGAGGGTCAATATCTTTTTCTTTCTGTTCGTATTGTGGCTCTGCTATAGTATCCCAAACATTACTATTGGTATTTAGATATAGAAGTGGGTCGTATGATTCATAACAAACTCGACTCACATTCTTACACATCTTGTCGAAGTATGGAGATTCAAAATAGTTTTGAAGTGAATTGAAATAGTTGATATGATTCTCTACAATGGGTGGTATCTTGACTAATACTTTAAGTCCGTTGCCTGACGGAGATATGAAAACAGAATATACATAAGGGTCTTTGCAAAGATTCTCCTTGTGTTCTAACAATAGCTTTTTCTTTTCGTATCCATCAAAGTCTAAGCAAACAATACCTGAATGTTCTTTCAAAGCATTATCATTTCGCTTGGTGAAGACTCCTGAAAAACAAATGGCAGGTAGTCTTTTCTTTAATTCATTTCGTTCTGCCTTGTCCTTGGTGACTCTAATTGTCTTGACTAAATTCTTTGTTGCACCATCCTTGATACGGTCTAGTATCTCTGTGATATCCCTTACAAAAGGTGTCTCTGTTTCTTTGATATTCTTGAAGATTGTTACTTTCGATGTCATTTATATGTTGATTTTATGTTGATTTTAATTTTCTAACTCATTGATTATCAGTGGTAATGTTGATTATGTTGATTTTTTCTTTGTGATGTGTAAAGAAAGTAAAAAATAATAATATATAAAAAGATATAGTGGTATATTTTTTCTGACAATTAACATTACTAGATAAAAAAAGAGAGGGAACTAAATCCCCCTCTCTCATTATGAAAACACTCTGTGTCTTTAAAGACACTTTAGAATGGTAGGTCTTCCCCACTTGCAGTATCTGCAGCAACTGCTGCTGCCGGTGCTGCCTTTGGTTTAGCTTCCCAAGTATCCAATTCGCAATAGTAGTTTCCTCCTTTTGCTTGTTTAATATCTAGGTTTACCCAACCATTCTTTGCATTCGCTTTTAGGAATGCAATAGCTTCATCCACTTTAATGGACTGCTTACCCACCACAAATTCAGGTGCGTTGTCGTTTCTCTTAAACGAGAAACCATCTGCGAAGATTTTTTCTTCTGCCATAATTATTTGATTTTAATTTTCTGTTCCAATTGATTAATTAAATCTGAGATAAGGAAATCCTTTTCTCTGCGACTGCTACAGTACATTGGAACTTCATACCAAAACACTCGCCTGTTACTATCATAGTTAAAGAGTTTCTTCAATATAGTATTCATTGATATCATATTTAGGATTATCGCCAAAGAAATTTTTATAAACCTCAATGGCTTTGATTACTTTTTGTTCGCCTCGTTCAATGAAATCTTCTGATGGTCTAAAGATTCCTAGTTGCTTAGTTGTCTTGTCTACAACATAGAATACTAACGGCTTACCAAATAACTTTTGATAGATATAACATTGACTATCGTAATTATATTTTCGTGCCGACCATTTAAAATCAGAAATTGAACTTGTAGTTTTCAGGTCAATGAGTTTGTCAGGACAGACGATATCTGCCTTTCCCTTCCACTGCAAACCGTGTATCATTGCAATGGCAGGTACTTCATACTCACAACCTTCTGCTCTTATGCCATCAAAGAAAGCAAAGTTTTGGGTCATTGCTTTTACACATTCCCTTATTTCCTCTGCCTCTTTTTCTAGCATAATGATTCCATTTGTTGCTTGTTCTCTGTATGCCTTCGTGTTCCTAGAACTTACCTCGATAGTCGGGGTAGCTTTGGCTTTCTCAGGTTCAAGAATAAGTTGATGGAAGTATCTTCCTTTATGAAAGTTTACATTGTCTTCTTGAGGTTGTCCAAATTCTTTTGGATTACCAAGAAGTTTACTGATGTCACTGTTAGATAAGTATTGTGAACCAAACTCGCCATAGTAATGAGCATCATCTTTTAGTTTGTTAATTATATCTACACTCATTTCATTAGCTTTTTAAGTTCAGCTTTAGTAGTTGCAGTCAGCGAATACTTCAGCATAATCTTGTCAAACAATTGCTTTTGATTCAGGTCTTTGGAATGTTCGATAACAAACTTGCTTACATTCTTCCAATTCTCTGTACCCATTTCAAGTTGAGGATGACCACTCATTTTTTTAGGTGGTGTCTTTGAAGACACAACCTTTTCGTTTGTCTCTTCCATTGGCATATCCTCTCCTGCATAGATATAAATTCCTAATCCGAACATCGCCAAGTTCTTGGTCAAGCATCTCATAATAGTCTTGTTGATGTCGGTAGTTGTTGCACCTTGTACTTCTTTCTCGCCATACCTAGTTGAGTAAGTATACTTGTGCTTTTTCATAGACTGATTCTTACTATCCATTACAGGCAACCACATTGCTAATGTTTCTCCTGCGATAGTAACTTCAGTGTGACACATAAACCCTGTCGCATCATCATAAGTTGTGTCAAGGATTTTGTATTGTGCATCAGGACAATTCTTTTTTGTTTCTGCCCAAGCATACGCCCAAGACAAATAACTCAGTCCGTTCTTTTTCTCAATGAATTTATTTACATTGATTGAAGATAGCTTCTCAAATGTTGTCTGCTTCTTCGTTGTTGATTTTGTTGCCATAATCTAATTGATTTAATTTAAAATTGATTTCACTATAACGAGCAAGGATTCTTTCCCTACTCTCTTTTAATATTCTTATCTGCTTCTCTGACTTTTTATCATTGATAAACTTATGTATTCGTTTCTCTATGATGTCAAGCTTTGAACGATAGTTAGACAAAGATAAGACATAAACTCCATATCTCCAACCATAATCTATAAAATTTTGTAGTTGTTCTGATGTAAGTTTTTTGTAGTGGTCTCCACCTAACATTGTATTTAGAAAGTCAACCCTATTAGTTTCATTGTCTTTGATAATCTTAACACCATACACCATTCGTGATTGGTAACCGTGACCATCCATCTTCAATGCATAACCATCATTAGTTGCCTCTTCAAATACTTCTAATAATCTATCGTTCATTTACTATAAGATTCACTTCAGATATATAATCCTTATCGGTTTCCATTTTCTTTTTGACCACAGATATTCCGTGATGGATTGAACTGTGATTGATTTCGTAACCGTTGTCTGACATATACTCTTGAATGTAAACTAACCTCATTGGTCTTTGAGAACACAGATAATATAGTAGTTGCCTAGCATCTACTACATCCCTTCGTTTTGTTTTACTAAATAACACCTCTCGGTCTACATTAAATAGAAAACAAACCTTGTCTACATACTGATTAAAAATGGTTGTCTTCATTTGATTTTGATTTAACATCTTTGACTCCGAAGACTTCTCCCCACGATTCAAAGATTTGGTTTAACAATTGTCTTTGTTGCTCTTGTACTTGTCGTACTCGCATCTCCCATTCTTCATCCAAGAACTTATCTTGAACTGAACGAGACTCTTGTTCCTCTTGGAACACCTCTTTCATTTTACCCATAATTGATTTGATTTTGATTAATAAAAAATAGTCTGTAAATATAGTCAAAGTTTATTACTTGACCAAATTTTGTCTAACTTTTTTGTTGTGTCTTTGAAGACACTTCTTCTTTTTTGCACTGAACTCTATACAGAATTAGATATCCGATTAAGTCTAGCAAAGTATCCTCCGTTTCATCATTGATGCCTACGGTTTTTATCCTGCTTAACTTGTCATCTATCCTTGCAAGTATTCCTTCCTTTGCAGAAAGCTTACTGAAAATTTTAGGTGGTTGATTAGCCGTGTCGCCATAAGCTTTGTTCTTTTCTAGCAATAGCATTACAACTTCCCTGCCTACTTCTTTAATTAAATCTTCCGTCTTCATTGATTTGATTGTACATAAATTGTTCTACAATATGCAAGAACTTAGACCTCTTGCCCTGACCTGTACCTTTTGGTCGGTACAAAAACTTTCCATTCTTCAACATCTCAATGTAGTATCTACCTAAATAGATAATAACATCAGTGGTGTCTCGATGGAGTCTGCTTGTGTCTGATAGCACTTCTGTTTTAGAAATCATACCAGAGTCTTGAAATAATTTAAAAGTCATTTGATTTGATTTTAATTACTAACATCGAATATGTAATCACACATTCGTTTCTCTGCACCCTGCAAAGTTTTGTACTTCCACACCTTACCATCGTGGTCTGTCCATTGGAACTCTAAACTTACATCATCTTTTTTCTTACCTGTCTCTATTTCAAAGATATAGTTGTGTCCAAGGTATAAGTAAACTGCCACACTTCTGCGTGGAATAAATGGTGGGTTCGCCCAACGATTGATGAACTCATTAACGGTATACTTATCCCGTGTTGTACGGTATTGTTTTACACCATAAGTATCTCTATCAATTGCTTGTTGAACCTTTTGAATTTTCTTTTTATCTGCACCCTCTAGTTTCATTTTGATGAGGTGTTCATTTTGCAGATGTCTCATATTTTTTTTCATAATAAAATTGATTTTAATTTATACTAAAGTACGAAATTATTTAGACCCCACCAAATTTAAATCAGACATTTTTACATACCAATATCCATCAATAAGTTTCTTGTCTGTTCCATCCCAAGTTTGTTTTGGATGGTAGTGTTTTGGTAGGTGTCCTACCTCAATACAAATCCTGCTACCTCTTGCGATAGCAGGTTTGATTAAGTCTACATCTTCTATTAAACTATCTCTTCCCTCTTCTGTAACTTCATACAACTCGTGACCGAGCCATATCTCTTCAATCATTTTCATTCCATATTTCATTCTGTCTGTCACATCGAGCCAAACAAAATGGTCGTCAGTTATATGTATCATTGGTTTATATTTTTAGGTGCAAATCTGCGTTCCATCATTCCACTAGCTACTTCATCTATCGCTACAAATATTTGCTCGGTTATCCATTCGCCTGTCATTACTCTGTCTAGTAACTCTTGTGCATCTTCTGATTTACAATCATAGTTCTGCATCACATCATCTGTGTGCCACAAGTTTTGAGTGTAGTAACCTCTCAGTTCTAACTCTTGTCTCAAGTCTTCGCTTGATATTTCTTTTAAGTCTGCCATTTTTATTTTGATTTATGAGGAGTGTCTTTGAAGACACCCCTCTGATTAATACTATAGGTGTCCACCCATTTTTAAGTCCTCGCATTCAAACCTCCATTCAGATGAGTCTAGTTCATCTACCATACCTCGGTAGTCATCTATCCCACTACCATACTCAAAGTTTGCCTCGCTAATTGCCTTGTCTATTTTATCATCATACAAATTTGAATGGTCAAACAGATAATCCTGAATAGTTGCACCTGAATCGGTGTACTCTTTTAATTTATTTTCGTCTATCTCTATTTCTACTTCTGCGAATTTGTGATAGACACTACGGTTTTGAATTTTTACTTTCATTTGATTTGATTTTATGAGGAGTGGGTCTGCTTGTTTGTAGTGTGTGAATCCTCTCGTTACAGACACCACCCCTCTGATTAATATTATTCTTCGTTAAACCTCAACACTTCATCTTCCTTAAACCAACCACCACAGGATGAGCAGTAGTAGTTGTGGAACGCATCGTGTTCCAAGTCATTAAAGCAGTCAATACAAGTTGGTGTTTGGTCTGTTGGAAAGTCGTTATCATCCCAACCAATATCTATTGCCTCGTGAAACTCTGTGGTATCATAAGTTGGCTCAACATCTTGGAATGTAAACACCTGTTGCGTTGGTCTTGCAGTTCTTTCAAAAGACCTGTGCAGTTGTGTCGTGCTTGTGATTACTTGTGGATTGAAATATATCCAACACTTCAAGGTACGATTCTTTAGTTTGATATCTATTTGCTTTCGCTTGTACCAACGAGGATGACCTTCAAGTTGGTCAACCCTTTGTAGTTGTGCATCAGATACTTTGAACACATCAACAACCACATTGTGACCTCTGCCTTTTTCATCCACCAAATATGGTAGACCCGAAACAACCAAAGGATATTTGTCTTTAGTTGTTCCCCGACCAAGGTGCTTTGCGTTTGTTAGATACGCATAGTAATTACCATAACCTTTCTTTAGTGTACCATACACTGCGATAAGATTGTCCTGTAATACATTGGCTTTTGAATACCAAATGCCATCCCTGTAAGTATAGAGATTCCTGTTGTAGATTTGGAATGAACGAGTGCGAACATTGACCGACACAAACCTTGAGTCGTATTGTTCTAACTCTTTTTTCCAATGCATACGATTGATTGTTCCAAGCTTGTTGGCTAACATCTTGCTATCGCAACATTCTTTGTTGCCCATACCTTGTATTGTTCCATTGTGCATAAGGTATTCATCCTTGTTGTTACCACACACAAATGGATGCGTGTTGGCTCTGTTGATTTTACCTTTGGTAGCATAACGAAAGTGAGCAATGAATGGTCTCTTTGTTAGTAGCTTGTGATAGTCTTTTGATTTGTGATACTCGACTTCAAAAGTATCTAACCAAATTATTCCTAATCCGTGAGGATTAATTCTTGATGAGGTTTTGGCTACCTCTTTCGACATTACATTGTCTTTTTGCTTTATAATAATAACGCACATAATTGATTTGATTTGTGAGCAGTGTCTTTGAAGACACAGAACTCTGATTAATAATTAATTTAAACAAATATACGACAAAATTTAGACATATCCAAATCCTACCGTAACTTTTTTGCAGTCAAGTCTTTACGGTCAACCTTGTGACCGTTGCCTATAAGCATACTATAAGCTTGGTCTATTGCGTGGTAGACTGAATAACCTAATTGCATAAACAAAGGTTTCCCTTTGTAGTATAACTGATAATATCTTTGCTCTTCCATATCTTATTTATTTTTTTGTTCTTGTTCGTCTGCGTATTCCAATGCGTTGTTGTAACAAGTTGGTCTATGATGCTCGACATAATCGCCAAAGTAATTCCACCATTCAAGTTGACTTGTCTCACAACCACAGGTCTCCATATTGTCAAAGCAGGTACTATACTTCTTCCCTTTGTCTGATTCTAGATAAGCAGGTTTGAACTCATTCTTCACACCATCTATAAGTGTAGCTAGATATTTTTCTCTGCCTATAGCTTGAGTGTCTTTAGCTATCTGCATTCTTCTTGTTAACTCTTTAATTATTTGTTCTCTTTTAGTCATAGTTTTAAATTTTGTGTGGTAAGAAAAGAGAGCAGTGTCTTTGAAGACACTACCCTCCATTCACATTTAATCTACCACAGATTAAACAATACTCTCTCTGTAATACTCTGCATCCTCCATTGTCGCAAAGTATAACTTGTCTTTGTCAAACAATGCCTCTGACTCATCATCCCACCAAGATTCCACTATCTGTTTATCTTCGATGGTATAATACTTGTCGCCCTCGTTAAATGGGTATCCTGATTCGTACCACATCTCATCAAGTGAGTATCCTTTCTTGCGACAGATATAGTCAATAAAGTTGTTGCAATGCTTTAGGTCATTGAACTCTTTACGAACTACCCACTGCCCTCTGTTCGTTCCATAAGTTATCTTATGAGTATCGAACTGCAAGAGGACTACATACATTCCTCTTGGTTTAATGTAGTCTCTTTTAAACTGCTCTACCTTTTCATCTATCTTTTTCCCTGCATAGTTTTTGTAAGTGACTGCACTATCTTTCAGTAGCTTTGAATTAAAGTTACTTGAATACACTTGTACGAATGCTTTGACAGATTCATCTGTCCATATAAACTTTTCCATTTGATTTAATTTTATTGGTTAAACTTCTTGTGTCTCTCTTTGATTTCTGCAACCAAAAGACTGCCTGTTGCAATAGCACAGAATGTACAGAAACCTACTACCAAAACGATAGCTAGGATTCCACTGATACTATTAACTTCTCGTAGGTCTTCCATAATAATATGTGCAAACAACCTAATGATACAGGAGTAAACTCCTAATGTTACTAATACATACAGACTTGATTCTGTATACAAACCGATTTTTTTAATTGTGTTTTTCATAATGATTTAAATTAAATTAATGTTTCTGTTTCGTTCTTTTGAACACATCAGTATCGGCACACACCGATAGACAGAGGATAGTGTCTTTAAAGACACTACCCTTTGATTGATTACCTATACCCATTTCTGTTAAGGTCTCTGTCGTACCATTTTTGTGGGTCAAGTCTTCGCATTGGGTCAACATAGTTGATTACATTACGATTCACTTTGTTCTTCAGTATCATCGTTCTGAAATGCTTTGCTAACTCTAACTTCTCATTCACTTTGTCCATATCGCCATTGTACATAGACTTGACAATTGGAGTGATTCTCTTGAGGAATGTATTGTGGTTTCCATTTGGATTGTTGATGCTAAAGTCAAGTAACTCATAGAATAACTCGTATCTTCTCATCATCTGCTTTACAGATTGAAACCTTGACACTACTCTGAACTCGATAGTGTTACCCTTGTCTAGACAGACTTGGTATCTTCCACCACCATTCATCATCTCTTGGTCGCTAGGTAGCATAGTCATATTGTTTCGGCAGTACCCATTGTTCAACCTCTTGAAGAACAGAGAGTGAACTATTCCACAATTCTTACGAATAGCAGACATAACCTCTGCACCTGTCATACCTTGAACTGCTAGAGTAATGTGACCACCACATCTCCTGTCACTAGGAGAGTATTGGTCTTCAATGATTTTTCTAGCTTCAAACATCATATTGAACACTTTGTTTCGCCACTTACCACTAGGTAGTAAAGGTATGATATTAGTAATAGCTTCATAGCCACAAGAGGAGTCTCTTTCAAACCCACAGAAGAGTGGGTATTCTTTTACTGCACCTCTTGATAGTCTACTCTTCTCTACTTCCATTCCAATAGTGAACTTGCTATCTACATCGCCATTACCTAACTCAATTAGGTTTCTCTTGGATGCAGACTTCAAGTTAGCAATATCGCTAGATTTAGCACCTTTAGAAAGGTTTCTAGGACTTGGTGTTCCGTGGTATCTCTGAACTCGGTTTCTTCCGTACTCGTTAGAGATTTCGTATGTGATTTCATTTGTCATTTTATCTGTGGTATTGTGTGTCTTTGAAGACACTGATTATTGATTAATTGAATTTTGTAAGAACTGAATTGCATTAGCAATTTCTTCTAGGTTATTTCCACTTACATTTCCTTGGTCATCTACTCGAACTGACAAGTTGTTTCCTTGAGGATTTTTGTAGGTCATAACGAATAAGTAATTTGTTCTTTCCTGTTCTACAGGAGTAGAGTCAATTGCCTCTTGTTGTACCATAGCAACCTCTTCTTCAGTTGCATCTTCTGATATCTCTATCGCATCAAGGTTTACATCTCTTGAGAACTCAAGCAACCCTGCAATACTTCTGTTTGCATCCTGTCCAATTTCATCGCACTTGGTGTTGAATGCATCAAGTATTCTTGGGTCAAGGTTAGCAACCTTAACTAGCTTGTAGAAGAATGATTTCTGATATCCAAAAGTCTTCTGTCCGAACTCGGCTTTTGACCATTCAATACCCTCTTCTCTGAACTTCTCTCTACCCTCTTCACTATCGAACCATTGCACTGCCTGTCCGATTAGCGTAGCTAGTTTAGTTGTGTGATTGAATTTGCTCTTGTGAGCATTGTTGATACTTCTCTGAACTCGTTTTACTTCAGTAAGTTTCAAAGCGTTCTTAATCTCTGTTGAATTGAGGAACGCAGTTTCGATTGGGAGTAATGTACTCATAATTTTGATTTTATTTAGTTAAACAATTGAGAATCAAGCAGTTACATTGTTTTAGGGCTGTCATCTCGTTCATATCTTTTTCAAATATAGTCTATTTCTTTCAATTGACAATGGCTAATTTCAATTTTCTTTTATTTTTTTTCTATTCCTCGAAGAATACTATGTTTTGTTTATGCTCAAAAACTTTCGTTCAGTGGTTGAGGGAAGTCTCTTTGTGTCTTCAAAGACACTGACCGAGGGAAGGTCTCTGTAAGGGAAGGGTGATAGGGAGTGAATCGTGTAACGAGAGAGGGAAAGAGGGAGAGGAACAGGTCGTTCCTCTACCTAGTCAACAGGTCACACACAAAAAGCTAAAAAAGTCTAGATGCAAGGACAAAATGTGACCCCCACCCCCCAAGAAAAAAATCGTTTTCGGTAGAGGGTGCAGCAGCGTGAGATGGGGGGGAGCATAAACAGTGCATATACTTAATAAATTTTTACTATCTTTGTAGCAAAAGAATTTGTTATGCATAAGATGAATATGAAATATCAAAGTATGGGAGGTCTCAAAGTAGAGGGAGGTCGCCTAATAAATGATAGACCTACAGGTATGTCAGGTATCGAAGAAGCTGCAATGCTAAGAAGAGCATTCAAACGTGCTAAGAAAGTAGATATGTATGCAGACGGTATCGAACTAGCTGAAGGTAGAAAGAACTTCTACAGAATGTAGTTGATTTTGATTTGATTGATGGAAAGAGAGAGGTTGTCATTTACCTCTCTTTTTTTTTGTCCTCGTTGTAGGACTTGAACCTACGACCTTCATCGTATAAGGATGCTACTCTAACCAACTGAGTTAAACGAGGTAGTGTCCTATGTTGGACTCGAACCAACAAGAGCATACTGCTCGACAGATTTTAAGTCTGTTGTGTTTACCAATTTCACCAATAGGACATAGTACACCCACTAGGAATCGAACCTAGATTTAATCTTTAGAAGAGATTTGTTTTATCCGTTAAACTATGGGTGCAATTATTTTCTAATTATTTTCTAATTAAAAAATCAAAGTGTTAATTCTTAAAATTACAATGTTAGTTTAGTGTTGATTATTATTAGCTAACTATCTGATAATCAGTAGTAGTGTTGAAAATGTTAATTTAATTTCTAAACTTTCCGTGACGCAATATACTACTACTACTACTACTACTACTACTATAGGGAAAGTAAGTTTCAACATTTCAACATTGTCGTTTTATTTTTAATTTGTATATTTGACCAAATTAAATTTATTATAATATGTCAGAAATAGGATACACCCCAAAGAACCTATTGTTTGCAGAAGAAGGTAGAGATAAACTTTACAAAGGAATTGAAAAGATTTCCAAAGCAGTTAAGTCTACACTCGGACCATCAGGACAAACAGTATTAATAGAATCCCCACAACACTCTCACGGAATCACAGTAACCAAAGACGGAGTTACTGTAGCAAAGTCAGTTTCACTTATTGACCCCACAGAAAACTTAGCAGTAAGAATTATGAAAGAGGCAGCAGATAGAACTGCTACTCAAGCCGGTGACGGAACAACTACTGCAATAGTATTGACAGAAGCTTTAGTCAATGCAGGTAGAGATTTAGACGAGAATAAGACACAGGTACTTAGAGACCTTGTACACGAAACAACTTGCATAGTTGATAGACTAAAGAAGAAAGCAAGAAAAGTAAATAGTAAAACTCTAAAAGATGTTGCTACTATATCTGCTAATAATGATTCTTACCTAGGCGATATAATCGCAAAGGTTTACCGTAAGGTAGGTCGTGACGGAATCGTTGCAGTAGATAAATCTCAAAACTCTGAAACTTATTTTGAAACCACTAACGGTTTGAAAATAGATAGAGGGTTTGAATCTCCACTATTTATTAATGACCAAAAGAAAGACGAGTGTATTTTAGAAGACTGTCAGATTTTAGTTAGCGATGCTCCTATTGAAAATATATTACAAATTGAAAATGTATTGAAGCCAATTATAAATGGTGGAAAAAAATTATTAATCATAGCACCAACCTCATCCAATGTCGTAAACACATTAGCTGCCAACGTGATGAAAAGCAATCTCAAGCTTTGCACTATTGGTCCACCTTCCTTTGGGTATAAGCAACACGAACTTATGCAGGACATAGCAGTGAGTGTTGGTGCAACTTACTTTTCTGAGAAGACCGGTGATGATTTGAGTTTGATAACAGAAAACGATTTGGGTCATTGTTCCAAGGTGATAGTTGGTCGTGACTCAACTGTTATCATTAAAGAGGATAACAATAATGCAGATGTAATAAAAGAAAGAGTTGCACAATTAAAAGAAGCTGCAAAGAATGCAAAACTAAAAGCAGATAAAGATTTTATACTAAGTAGGATTGCCTCTTTAACAGGAGGTGTGGGTGTCATCTATGTAGGAGGTAATACTGATTTGGAACAGAAGGAACTGTATGACCGTGTTGATGATGCAGTCTGTGCAGTGCGTTCTGCCTTAGAAGAAGGTATACTTCCGGGAGGTGGTCTTGCTTTATTTAGAGAATCACTTGACTATAGTGAAGAAGATAAAAAACAAAAGCACATAAATATTTTAGCTGAAGCTTTACAAGCACCACTATTACAAATATGGGAAAACGCAGGAGAGGAATATGATAATGGTGTCTTTAAAGACACTGATGTATTCTCCGGTGGATACGATGTAAAGAATGATAAGTTTGGATGTATGTATGAAATGGGAATCATTGACCCATTGAAGGTAACTAAGTGTGCATTACAGAATGCCGTTTCAGTTGCAGTTACATTACTATCAACCAATGCTATAGTTACAATGGCACGAACTTACGAAGATAAGAATTAATTTTAATATAATCAAATGGCAATACATAATCAAATATTCGAGCACTTTAGAATGCAGGAAGAGAAACTAAACAAAGCAATTAATCTTTTAAGAAGACACGGTTATTCTGTAACCAAACTTCAAAAGGATGAAACTTCCAAAAGAGTTCTATCAGCAAAGACAGTAAAATGAAACCAATAGGTAAGTATATATTAATACAACAAATCAAAGAAGAAATAAAAACTGAATCAGGATTATTACTTTCTGCCGATGATGTAAAAGATATTAGGTATAAGAAAGGCAAAGTAATAAAACCCGGTACAGATGTTTCCGTAATTGATTCAGATAATATAATCTACTATGATGGTAGAGCAGGATATACTATGGTAATAAATGGTGAACAGTATACTGTTATTACTGAGAGGGATGTCGTTGTTGTCGAATAAACTTATTAAGCTTTTTAATATAGTTTCTATATACTTTATCAGTATAAGATATGTTTCTTAAAAACAATGGGTTGGAGGATTTACTTTCAGGTATTTCCTCACCCTCTAGTTTTTTATAAAGAGTAGTAAGCATACGTTGTGCTTTATAAGATAGTTGGTACACTACTCTTCTATTAGCTTCCTTCTTTCGGAAGACATCTATCCAACCTTCACTTCTTAGTTTTTCAAATCGGTTTTTATCCCAACTGATTAGTTCGTTGTATTCATCAAACGAATCTTTTGAAAAATATTTTTCGCTTCTCAAGAAGAGAAGCATCTCTAGTTCTGCTTGGGATAATCCGTACTTAGATTTTATAAAGTATCTGATTACTCTCCAATATTTTAAGTAATCAAGCATTCGATTTAATTTAATATCTTTGTAGCAAAGATACATTTATTATGGCAGACGAGAAAAAGAAAAGACCTAACGAACAAAAGGATTCAAACAAATATAAATCCGGTGATGCTAACAAAAACACCGTTGCTGATTTGAATGCAATCAATTTTGCAAACAGGACTATTAAGAAGTTACAGGATGCCGAAAAAAATAAAAATAAAAACAAGAACACCAATACCACTAATACCAATAAGAAAAAACCCAAGACAACAAGTGCAGGTAGTTTAGCCTTTGGTGGAACTGTTCTTGGTAAGCGTAGACAAAGAAGAAAAAGAATTAAAAAAAATAATAGATTAGTATAATGGCTCGTAAGGCTAATGTAACTACCTATAGAAAACCAAAACGCAAATCGCATCCACATAATAAGAATGCGAGTAGAGGTCAAGTAGGATATAAAAAAAAATATAGAGGTCAAGGAAGATGAACGAAATATTGGAACTAATAGAGGGTTATGGATTACCATTGGTACTCTTGCTTGGCTCACTGTATGCTTTATACAGATTCTTCTTTTTTAGTATCATCGAGGTAAAGAGTACATTTTCAAAGCATCACGAAAAGAATGCAGAAAATATGGAAGAGATAAAAAAGAAGATTGACATTATATTAGAATTTATAAAACATAAAAAGTAGATGAGTAAATTAAAGAAAAGAAAAAACAAAATATGTCCGGCAGGAATAGCTTGGGCAAAAAGAACTTTTGACCGTTACCCATCTGCTTATGCTAATATGGCTGCAAGTAAATATTGTAAAGACCCTAACTATGCTAAGGGTGCAAAAGGTAAAAAGAAAAAGAAATGAGTTGTAAAGGATTAAAAGGAAGAGCACTTAAAAGGTGTATGAAGAAATATGAAAGCAATAGCAAAAAAATATTTCCTCAATTTAATGTAGCTACTGATACCACATACACTACGCTGAGTTCAAATAATCCAAGGGGAATAGAAATGTCTAAGAAATCTAGTCGAAGAGTTATTAATGAAATTAAAAACTCTGAAGATAATAAGATAGTAAAATCTAATGACCCAAAAGATACGAACCCATACAAATTAAAAATAATGAGAAAAAAAGACGGAAGTAAAAAGTTATAATGGGAGAGTTAAAAAAATGGAGAGAACAGAAGTGGGTGAGGATTGGAACTGATGGTTCAATCCTAGGTGCTTGTGGTACAAGTAAGAATAAAAAAAATCCTGACAGGTGTTTACCTTTAGCTAAAGCTAAAAGTTTATCTAAGCAAGAAAGAGCAAAGACTGCTCGTAAGAAAAAGAGACAAGGAGGTTTTTCAAAACAATTTGTTTCTAATACTAAAAAAGCAAAAGTTAGAAATGCCTGAAGTTAGAAGTGAAGAGTGGTACGTTGAGCAATACAATCGTAATAGAGAACAAAGCGATTGGGTAAAAAGCTATCAGGAATTAGTTAAATTAATGGAAGCAATAAAGTTAAGAGATAATGTCAGTAAGTAAAAAAGAAATGGATAAGATTCCTTTTAGGAATAATGTAATCAGTAAGTTGACTGAAAAACAAAAAAAGATTGCGAAGGTCGCACCTCCTTTTGATAGAATTACAGGAGCAGATTTTAAAAAATTAAAACAAAGAAAAAATGCCAACAGTTAAATATAGTTGTCCTGATTCAGGCAAAATGAAAACTAAAAGCTTTCCATACAATGCAGTAGGAAAAGCACAAGCAACTGAGTTTGCAAAAACTATGGGTGGTTCTATTAAGAATAATCCAAATAAGAAAATGACTGAATCCGGATATTAATGGCAGTCAGTAAAAAAAATATGAAGTGTAATGTCGTAAGACCTAGCACAAGACCGGGTAAAAAGAAAATGGTCAAAGCTTGTGAAGGTGGCAAAGAGAAGTTAATTCACTTTGGTGCAAAGGGTTATGGTCATAATTATTCGGCTGCAGCTAGAAAGTCTTTTAAGGCAAGACACAAATGTGGAACTGCAAAAAGTAAGTTGACTGCACGTTATTGGTCGTGCAAGAAACTATGGGCAGGTAAGGGTGGTAGCACTAAATCTTCACCTAAAAATAGAAAAGGAAAATATTAGTATATTTGTAAAATAAAATTATTTAAAAATGAAACAAGGATATAACGCAAGGTTGGATGAATCAATGGGTTCTAGAAACGGAAAGAAGTCTCAGTCTTTTAAAGACAGAAGAGATGAGTCAAAAGGTATGGAGAAAGCTATGGGTATGAAAGCATACTCTGGCAACAAGTCTTCTGCTCAAGGACCGTATCATAGCAATAACCTAAAATTTCATAAACATTAATTATGGATGCTAAGAAGCTAAAACAGATTTCAAGTGAGTTGAAGAAAGCTTCGGCTATGCATAAAGGTCAAGCTGCAAAGATTGACAGAATGTTGAAATCTATTCAACCTAAGAAAAAAAAGAAATAGATGGGAAAATTATTAGTAAAGCTAGGACTTTGGATGCAAAATGTTTGGTGCAAGTTCTGTTGTAAATGGAATTGGATGATTTCTAAACTAATTGTAGATGTAAAAGATTGTCCGGTGGCTCAATGTGTTTGTAAGAAATGAAAGCACATTATAAATCGAAAGGTTTAGGTGACTCTATTGAAAAGTTTACTAAAGCCACAGGCATTAAAAAAGTTGTAGATACTGTTTCTAAAGCTACAGGAAAAGATTGTGGTTGTGGGAAGAGACGAGATTTTTTAAATAATCCTGACCTATTAGTAAATAAAGTATTATATAAAAAATAAAAGATATGAGTTATCAAAAATTACAAGGTTATGTAGCATTAGAAGTCTTTTTGTGTGACAACACAAACATTCCATTTCCTAATGAAGTAGCTAGAGGTACAACGACTGCAACAACTGCAGATGAGTTAATAGACACAAATGCATCTTTTTTAGTTGACGGTGTGAAAGAGGGAGATATTGTTTACAATACAACAGATAAAACCTGTGCACAGATTTTACAGGTTACAAATCAAAAGCTAGTTCTGAATGCTAACATAATGGCAAACGGAGAAAGTTATATTATATATGTAGCTAATCCTGCAAGTGGTGCAGATGATGCTAACAATGGTTGTGTATTATATGTTGGAGGAACAGGAGATTTAAAGGTAGTTACTATAGCAGGACAAACTGTTACATTCAAAGCAGTACCTGTCGGATTCTTCCCTGTACAAGTAAAGAAAATTTTTAATACAGGTTCTAGTGCAACCGACATAATAGCACTTTGGTAAAATGAAAACATTAGGAATAGCAATATCAATCAGAATATGAAAAATTATTGGACAGTAAGTACAACACTAATGATTGAAGAGTTAGAAATAAATTACACGATAAAATGAATGCTTGGATGTCAGATGTGAAGTTATACTTACTAAATGTAAGTACGTTAGCGATTTCTTTTTCGCAAATAGATATGGTACTAAAAATTTTATTGCTGATTGTTTCAATTGGCTATACAATTAATAAGTGGTTATATTTAAGAGAGGAGAAGAAAAAAAATGAAGGTAAATAAATTAATAGTACACTGTTCAGCAACTAGAGAAGGTCAACACATAGATGTAGATACAATAAGAAGTTGGCACGTTGACGGAAGGGGATGGAAAGATATAGGCTACCACTATATCATTTATCTAGACGGTACAATACATAAAGGTAGACAGGATAATGTTCCCGGTGCTCATTGTAAAAAATACAATAAAAGCAGTTTGGGAATTTGTTATATTGGGGGTGTAGAGTCTGAGAGAGGAGCAGATGGAAAATGGATAGCAAAAGATACTAGAACTCCTGAACAAAAAACAAGTCTTGAGCATTTGCTCTTCACATTAAAAGCTATGCACCCTGATGCAATCGTTCACGGTCATAGAGATTTTGCAGCTAAGGCTTGTCCAAGTTTTGATGCGACAGAAGAATATTGTTATATAAGCGAAATTAAATATGAAAAAAATAATTGATTGGTTCGGAGGTAGTGTTGTAAAAGACATTATGGGAGGACTCGATAAACTCTTCACATCTAAAGAAGAAAAGATATTAGCAGAAAATGCTATCAAACAAATTCTAATTCAAAAGCAATTAGAGTTACAAAAAATGCAAACCGAAATCATAGTTACAGAAGCAAAAGGTAATTGGCTTCAAAGAAGTTGGAGACCAATATTAATGTTAGCTTTTGGTTTTATAGTAATCTATGTAAAGTTCATAGCACCACTCTTTGATTTAAGAATACCTGAATTAGAAAATGAATTTTGGAATCTATTACAATTAGGTATTGGAGGCTATGTTATAGGCAGAACAGGAGAAAAGATGATGTCATCTTATGCCGAATCAAAAAAATAATCCTGAAATAAAATTCTTACCTTTGTAATTGTTAAAACGAATAATATAGATGTCGAAGATAAGGCTATATCCAATAGATACTGATGTAACAGGAGGTGATAAAGTAATAGGTACAGATTCATTCACGAAGGCTACCAAAAACTTTACGGTATCTGATATTGCAGACTTTCTAAATAAGTCTTCATCTATTGATTCTCAAACATTAAGATATAAGTTTCAAGTACCGGTTGTAGAACCAAGAGCAAAAGGAACTATATCTTTTAAACCCAACCAAGGAGACACGGTAAATTTTAATACCATAACTACATTTTTACTTAGTAAATTTTCACTTAAATATGTAGCACAAAGTCCTGCAACAGATATATCGTCTTTTTATTCTGCATTAGTTGGTTCAATTGTATTTGTATCTAATACTAAGAATATAAGTGAGTACGCAGTTTACAATTGGGATAGTTCAACTCAAAATGCAACAGAACCTGATTTTTATGATATAGGAGTGTCTTTAATAGCATCAAATGGTGCGTTAGAAAAGGATGAAGAATATTTTATATCTTTGCTACAGTATAACCCATCGAGCACAGGTGGTGACAAAACCTTTGTATTTTCACAAGGTACACCGTCTTTTCAATGGGATATAACACATAACTTAGATAAGTTTCCATCAGTAAGTGTGGTAGACTCATTTAAAGAAACAGTTTTTGGAAGGGTAGATTATATAAATAAAAATAGATTAACAGTGACATTTGCTAATAAGTTTTCGGGAGAAGCTTATTGCAATTAAATAAAAAAATAAAATTATGGCAATAAGTTTTTTAGATGCGATAGACTTAAATGGATTAGAGATAACCAATGTTCTATTACAAAATTCCTCAGGTACACCCGGTTCTAATTTAGGTGGTGGACAAATCGTTTATGATGACCAAGCAGGTACAATAAAATATTATGATGATGTAAATAACCAATGGGTTGAATTAGATGGCTCAGGTAATATTGATTCTATTAGTGCAGGTGACGGTATAGCAATATCCGGCACAAGTGCAATTACAGTTGCAGTAGATTATACAGGAACTAACAACGTAGTAGAAAAAGCTACCGATTTAGAAGGAACTGCAATTAATGGAAAAGACAGTATTATCTATAACGATGCTACTGATGGTAATGTAAAGAAAGGATTAGTTGAAGATTTACCATTTACCAACAATACAGGAACTGTAACAAGTGTTGGTGCATCTAATGGAACATTTATAGATACTACCTCATCAGGAGGAACTACTCCTTCTATTTCATCAGACCTTTCTGCAACAGGAACACCAAGTGCTACAACCTTCCTTAGAGGTGATAATGTTTGGGCAACTCCTGCAGGAGCATATTCTGATTGGGTACTAGATGCTGATAGTGGTACTAAAGTATCAATCACTGATGGATTAGAAGTAGAATTTAAAGGAGGTACAGGAATAGATACCACAGTAGCTTCAGGTACTCCTAATCTTTTAACTATAGACTTAGCAGATACGTCAGTTACTGCAGGTACTTATAACCACGCAACTATTACAGTTGATGACCAAGGTAGAATTACCTCTGCAAGTAGTGGTTCACCGGGTTCAATGTCAAGTTGGATTCTTAAATCAGATAGTGGTTCAAAGCAAACTATTAGTGATGGAGATGAAGTTACTATTAGTGGTGGTACTGCATTAACAGGTGTCGCTAGTGCTACTGACACTGTTACTATTAACCACGATAACTTTGGTACTGCAGGAACTTACGCATACCCTGCATCTATTCAAACGAATGCCCAAGGTCACGTTATTTCAGTTACTGCAGGTAGTGCACCGGGTACAATGAGTAGCTTTACTCTTACTGCTGACTCAGGAACTAATCAAACTATTCAAGATGGAAACACATTAGATATTTCAGGAAGCAAAGGTATTGATACAGTTGTAGGTGCTACTGACACGGTAACTATTAATCTTGATTTATGTGAACTAGATGATATAGAATCAGCAGCAAGAACTGATTATTTAGTAGGATGTATAGATAGTGGAAATGCAAAAATTGCATTACAATATTTAAAACTTAATCGTTGGGGTACTCCCGATGGTTCAGTTGCTTATGGTGGTCAAAAGATTACAGGACTAGGAGCACCAACTGCAAGTACAGATGCAGCAACTAAAAATTATGTAGATTCTAATGTAGCAGGTTCAGGAGCATTAATCTATCAAGGTGGATATGATGCATCAACTGCAGCACCTTCTACAGGTGTTAAGAAAGGATTTACTTATGCAGTAACCACGGCAGGTACAGGAAGTCCTGCAGGATTCTGGAATCCACAACTAGAGGTTGGTGATTTAATTATTGCAAACTCAGATACACCTACAAGTGCAGCAGATTGGACAGAGGTTAACAAGAACATTGATGTTGCTACTGCAACCGTAAAAGGTATTGCTAGTTTCCCAACTGCAGGTGGATTATCTGTTTCTTCAGGTGAAGTAAGCTTACCTGCAGTAGGTAGTGCAGCAACAAAAGGTGGTGCATCTAAATCACTAGAAATAACTACTGATGCTAAAGGTAGGGTAACAACAGTAAAAGAAAACAGTATTCAAATTGCTGCATCACAGGTTACAAGCTTCTGTGATGAGGTTGATTCTTGTGTAGGTGCAAACGAAGTAACCGGTACTATCGGAGGTTCAACAAGTATGGCAGTAACACATAACCTTAATACAAGAAATGTTATGGTAGAAGTTTATAGAAACTCTTCACCTTATGATACTGTTAACCTTAAAGTAGAAAGAACATCAGCAGATATTGTTACATTTAAAACGGCAAAAACACCTGCAGCTAATGCATTTGTTTATATGATTAAAAAAATAATTTAATATGCCTCAAACTGACGTACTAGATGGACTTAGTATAGCAGGGGATTTACACGCAGATGGTAATACAGAGATTTCCTCTCAGCCTAAATTTGTTAGTTTTACCTCTACAAATACTGCTGCTAACAGTTCAGTATCTCCTAATCAAAATTATCAAGCTTCAGGTAGTGGCTCAGATTCTTTAACAGAACTAGCAGTTACATCTGATGGTAAAATTGTAAGAGGAGACCAAGAAGCAACTATATCTTTTACTGCTGCACAAATAAACACAGGTTTTGGTGGTAGTGGATTGACAATTATTTCTGCACCCGGTGCAAATAAATATGTAGTAATATTAGATGTTGCTTACTTAATTATTACAGAAAGCGAATCAGGCACAACAGGTAATGTGGGTTTTGAAATAAGACAAGCAAATGCTACAAGCAGTTCTGCTACTACTTCTGTTTTTACTACAGGACAATTCAATAGAATATTAAGAGCAGGTGGAGGTATACAATCACGAGATGTACCTGTAACTGAAAGAAACTATCTTCCAAATAAAGCAACTACAATTCATAAAATAAATAGTGGTGCAGTACCTAACGGCTTTCAGAGTATGAAAGTCAAAATAAAATACAGGCTTTATGATGAAAGCACTTTCTAATAGTGAAAATATATTTTACTATCTTTGTACTTATTAATCTAACTTAAATTTATATAAAATGGCGAAAGAAAAAAAAGTAACCGAAAACGAATTGAAGAAAATTCAATCTATGTTGAATGCCTTCAATCAAATGAAAATTAAACTTGCTGATGCAGAACTAAGCAAACAACTTGTTCTAACTCAGATAAGCGAACTAAAAAAAGACTACTCCAAGGTCGAAGGAGAACTTACTAAAAAGTATGGTAAGGATAATCGAATTGATGTGCAGACAGGAGTAATAACTGAAAAAGAAAAAATAAAAGAAGAATAATGGCAAAAATAGCTACTTACCCGATTGACTCAACACCAACTTTAAATGATAAAGTAATTGGAACTAATGTTGATGATGAAAACATAACTCTGAATTATAAGATTTCAGATATATGTGGGTTAGGGGTTAGTAGTTTAAATACATTAACCGGAGCATTAAATATTGTTGGCTCAGGTGGAACTCAGATTTCTGCTAGTGGAAATACTATAACTATTACAAGTTCTACTACAGGAACAGGAGTTGATTCTTTAAATGGACTTATTGGTGCATTAAATATTGTAGGTGCAGGTGGACTTACAGTAGCAGCAGCAGGAAGTACAATTACTTTAACACAAAACGCTAGTTCTACCTTTAATAAATGGATATGGAAACCGGCAGGTGGAACTGTTACAGGCGATACACTTCAAATTGATAATACTAACGAAACACTTGAGGTGCAATGTGCAGATAGTAGTCTTACTATTAAATCTCAAGTAGGTCCTCCGGCATCAGTAGATTTATCTATATCCCCACAAGGAGGATTTACTGCAGGTTCATTTACTAATAGTAATATAACTGTAAATCAACAAGGTATTATAACTGCCATTTCTAATGGTTCAGGTGGTGGTGGTGGAGTAACTTCTGTTACAGGAAGTGCACCTATATCTTCTTCAGGAGGAACTACTCCGGATATAAGTATTTCACAAGCTAATACCACTACTGATGGATTCTTAGATTCAGCAGATTGGAATACCTTTAACGACAAACAAACTGCACTTACTTTAACTACAACAGGTTCAGGTGCAGCAAGTTTAGATGCAGCAGGTAACTTAAACATTCCTACTAATGCAGGTGGTAGCACATCACCGGCAGGTGTTAATCGTGCAGTTCAGTTTAATGACAATGGTTCTTTTGGTGGAAGTAATTTATTCCAATTTGATTCATCAAGTTGTTTAGTAACAATAGGTAAATCAGATGCACCGGCAAATCAAAATGGAACTTTACATATAGAAGGAAACGGTAGCACAGTAGGTGGAAAGATAACACTTGAAACAGGTACAGGGAAATCTGCTCCTGAAACAATAGGTATTCTAGCACCTTCTACAGGTGAGGCAATGAATTTAATCTTACCTGCAAATGTTCCTAATGGATTTAATGACAGATTAAAAATATCAACTATATCAGGAACTAATTATGGATTAGCATTTGTTCCTGAAATGACATTAACTACAAACGGTACATCAGGAGCAGCTACTTTTAATGCTACTTCACAGGTTTTAAATATTCCTCAATACACTTCAGCAACAGGAGCAGCTTGGATTAAGATAACTGAAAATCAACAAAAAGAAAATAATTTTCAGACTATAGGTACTGCAGCAGCGAAGCAAATTACTTTTGGTAGTACAAACTCTTACTCTGGAGTTGATGTAGATAAAAGTGGAACAATAACTTTTAATACTGCAGGAAGCTACTTTGTAAACTTCAGTTTGAATTTTGAAAACGTAGATGCAGTTAGTAATGGAGTTGTTTTAATTGCACCTCTTATTGGAGGTAGTCAGTTTAGAGAAACAGAAACTGTACAAGTAACAGGAGTTCTAAGTCCTAATGGATGGAACTTAGGCATACCTCTTGTTATTGCATCTGACACTACTGTATTGACACTTACTTGTGTTGCTACGAGTGCACAAACTAGATTAGGTTCTTATGTATCACCAATTGGTGCAATAGATAATGTTCCATCTGCAGCACTTAGTATATATAGATTAACATAATGGATATCAGAAAAATTTCTATAGGACCGGATTATAAATCAGGTGCTATGCACTATTTAGTGGGTCAACCTGTATTAGGTGGCAACTATACAATTCATTTGATAAAGCAAGATTACGAAAGAGAATCCATAGTTATTTATATAGAAAATGAAGAGGGCATTAGAATGTGGAAAGAGTTTACCGATACTATGCCTATATCAATTGAATATAATATAAATTTTTAATCTAATGAAACTAAATGCAATCACCATATTCCTTCATCGTAAAACCTATAAAAGGTAAAAGATACAATAACACAAAAAATATAGGAGGTGTTGATTTTGTTATTAGCACTTCAAAAGAAGACCATAACTTTTCTAATAGACAAGCTGAGGTTATAGAACTCCCCCTAGGATATAAAGGTCCAATACAGGTGGGAGATATTTTATTAGTACACCATAATGTTTTTAAATTCTATAATGATATCCAAGGCAAAGAAAGAAGTGGTAAAAGTTTTTTTAAAGATGATTTGTTTTTTATAGAACCTGACCAATACTTTGCTTACAAACAAAATGGAAAATGGAATGCAGTAGATAGGTATTGTTTTATAAAACCTGTTGCCGTTGAAGAAAGTTATATATACAAACCATTTTCTGAAGAACCTTTAGTTGGTGAAATAAAATATCCAAATCAATATTTAAAAGACCAAGGATTAAAAGAAGGTGATAGAGTTTCTTTTCAGCCGGATAGTGAATATGAATTTAATATTGATGAAGAAAAACTTTATAGAATGTATGACCACCAAATAACAATGCAGTTATGAATATAGGTATATACGAAGATGTTATTAGTGGTGTAGATGAGTATGTAGAAGATATATTAGCAGAGGGATTTGAGGATGTACAATTAGGACACGATTTATTTAAAAATGTAAAAGCTAGAGGAGTAGACCAATTAGTTATGTTTTTGCATCAGAAGTATCCAATGTATAAAGCAGATTTAAATTTTGTAAGAAAATCTCCTGAAAATCAAGAAGAACCTAATTTTATTCATACGGATGAAATGATGGGAGATTTAACTGCTATACTATATTTAAATAAAGAACATCCTAAAGAAGATGGAACTACCCTGTATATGGGTAGAAATAAAATGTGTATATTAAGGTCAGCATATAATAGACTAATTGTTTTTCCATCAAATTTATTTCACTCAAGAAATATTTATGAAAACTTTGGACAAGACGATAAGGCTAGATTAATTCAAGTTTGTTTTTTAAAAAAAGTGTAATAATGAACACTCACATTTATTGGGAAGATGAGTGGAATGAACACGATGGTACTCCCATTCCATTCCACACTGTTATTAGAAAAAAGAAAAGATTTAAAAATGAAATCAAAAGAAACAAAATTAAAAATAATAGAGGCAGGTCACAGGGCAGTGGAGCAATTGATAAAGGTTGCGAAGGAAGCGATTATTAAACCTGACCCTGAAGATGATTTGTCAGCAGACAGATTAAAGAATGCAGCAGCAACAAAGAAGTTAGCAATCTTTGATGCATTTGAAATACTTAATCGTATTGAAGCAGAAAAAGAAGCTATAGAATCATTAGAAAAAGGAAAGAGTAAAACAGATACTAAACAAGGATTTGCAGAAAGAAGGTCTAAATAGCATATATAAAGTAATTGAGGGGTTGATACCTAAAAATGTTTTAAAGTCCAAGAACAAGGCTAAAACGTGGAAATATGGGTATGATTCTAAGTATGATGTTATTATTATCTCTAAAACAGGAGAGATAGGTGATATTGTATTGATACAAGGTTTGAAGATTGCTTTACCTGCACAACCTAAAAAGTGTCTTCAAAGACACTCAAAAAAAGAAGAACAATATTGGGAAAGAGTAGAGATTCCAAAACCTCTTTCCAAAATTCAATCCATCTTTCAATGGAATGAAATGGCTTCTGAATTTAAAGATAGATGGGTTGACTATATAGAAGAAGAGTTTGACAGAAGAGAACAAGGACTTTGGTTTATGTCAAACGGTATACCAACCTATATAACAGGAGCACATTATATGTACTTACAATGGACTTCTATTGATGTGGGTTATCCTGATTTTAGAGAAGCTAATAGATTACTATTTATTTTTTGGGAAGCTTGTAAAGCAGACCCAAGAAGTTTTGGAATGTGCTACTTAAAAATTAGACGTTCAGGTTTTTCATTTATGAGTTCATCTGAATGTGTAAACACAGGAACTTTAGTTAAAGATTCTAGAGTAGGTATTTTATCTAAAACAGGTTCTGATGCTAAGAAAATGTTTACAGATAAGGTAGTTCCTATAAATAGTAGATTACCATTCTTTTTCAAACCTATTATGGATGGTATGGATAAACCTAAAACTGAATTAGCATTTAGGATTCCTGCATCTAAGATTACAAAAAAGAATATGTATGAAACAAATGATGATGAATTATTTGGATTAGATACAACAATAGATTGGAAGAATACTGATGATAACTCTTATGATGGAGAAAAGCTTTTGCTTTTAGTTCACGATGAAAGTGGTAAATGGATTAAGCCTAATAATATTTTAAACAATTGGAGAGTAACAAAAACCTGTTTAAGATTAGGTAGTAAAATTATTGGCAAGTGTATGATGGGTTCTACATCTAACGCACTAGATAAGGGTGGAGATAATTTTAAAAAATTATACTACGATTCTGATGTAGAGAAAAGAAATGCAAACGGTCAAACCAAAAGTGGGTTGTATAGTTTATTTATTCCTATGGAATGGAATATGGAAGGCTTCATAGATAAATACGGAATGCCTGTTTTAAGAACTCCACACAAAGAGGTTGAAGGTATTGATGGTGAAATGATTTATCAGGGTTCTGTAGCTTATTGGGAAAATGAAGTAGAATCATTAAAGAATGACCCTGATGCATTAAACGAATATTATAGACAGTTTCCTAGAAGTGAATCACACGCATTCAGAGATGAAAGTAAACAGTCTTTATTTAACCTAACTAAAATATATCAACAGATAGATTACAATGATTCGTTGATTATAGAGCACCACGTTACACGAGGTTCTTTAAGTTGGTTAAACGGAGTTAAGGATACTAAGGTAATTTTTAGTCCTAATAATAGAGGAAGATTTTTAGTTTCTTGGACTCCAAATAAAAATCTACAAAATAATGTAGTAGAAAAAAGAGGGATGAAATATCCGGGCAACGAACACATAGGTGCGTTTGGTTGTGATAGTTATGATATTTCAGGTGTCGTAGGAGGTGGAGGTTCTAACGGTGCATTACACGGTAAAACAATGTTTACTATGGATGAAGCACCAAGTAACCAATTTTTTTTAGAATACATAGCAAGACCACAAACTGCAGAAATATTTTTTGAAGATGTATTAATGGCTTGTGTGTTTTATGGTATGCCTATTCTAATTGAGAACAATAAACCTAGATTACTATATCATTTTAAAAACAGAGGATATAGACACTTTTGTATGAATAGACCTGATAAGGTTTATACTAAATTATCTAAAACTGAAAGAGAGTTAGGAGGTATTCCCAACTCTAGTGAAGCAGTTAAACAAGCACACGCATCTGCAATAGAATCTTATATTGAATCACAGGTGGGTATGACAGAAGATTTAGAGATGGGAGATATGGTTTTTACAAGAACTTTAGAAGATTGGGCAAGGTTTGAAATAAACAATAGAACCAAGTATGATGCCTCTATAAGTTCAGGGTTAGCAATTATGGCTACCCAAAAACACTTATATTTACCTGATAAAAAAGTTTCAAAAATAAAGATTAACTTTGCAAGGTATAGTAATAAGGGTAAATATAGCGAAATTATTAGATGAAAAAAATAGAAATTAACATATCATCTACAGGATTTCCTAGTCAATTTGTATCAGATAGTGTAAAAGCCACTGACGAATTTGGGTTGCAAATTGGTCAAGCAATACAATATGAGTGGTTCAAAAAAGATGGAAATAGTTGTAGATACTACAATCAGTTTCGAGACTTTCATAGGTTAAGATTGTATGCAAGAGGAGAGCAACCAATAGGAAAATATAAAAACGAATTAGCAATTGATGGAGATTTATCTTATCTAAATTTAGATTGGACTCCTGTACCTATATTACCCAAGTTTGTTGATATTGTAGTAAATGGAATGCAAGGTCGTGAGTTTGTAGCTAATGCTTATGCTCAGGATGCTTTGTCACAATCTAAAAGAAGTAAGTATCAACAAATGATTGCAGGGCAAATGGTTGCAAAACCAATGCTTGAAACTATACAAAAAAAATCAGGAGTAAACCCTTTTACTGTAAACCCTGATGAACTTCCTGAATCTGATGAAGAGTTGAAGTTGTATATGCAACTAAACTATAAACCTGCAATAGAAATTGCAGAAGAGGAAGCAATTAATACTATGTTCGAGCAGAACAAGTATAACGATATTAGAAAGCAAATTGATTATGATATTACTTGTATTGGAATCGGTTGTGCTAAACACGAATTTTTAGAAGGCAGTGGTGTAAAAATTTCTTATGTTGACCCTGCTAATATTATCTATAGCTATACAGAAGACCCTCATTTCAAAGATTGTTTTTATTGGGGTGAAATAAAAACCTTACCAATAATTGAATTAAAGAAAATTGACCCTACCCTAACTAATGAAGACTTAGATGAAATATCTCAGTATTCACAAAGTTGGTATGATTACTACAACACTGCTCAGTTTTATGAGAATGATATCTTTTATAAAGATACTGCAACGGTTATGTATTTTAATTACAAAACCACAAAAAAAGTAACTTATAAAAGAAAAGTAAAAGAGAATGGTAATGTAAGTATGATTGAAAAGGATGACCAATTCAATCCACCAATTGAAATGCAAGAAGAAGGAAACTTCGAGAAAGTGCAGAAAACAATTGATGTATGGTATGAAGGAGTTATGGTTATGGGAACTAACATTATGCTTCAATGGAAGTTAATGGAAAATATGGTGCGACCACAATCTGCTACACAACACGCTATACCTAATTACTTTGCAGTTGCACCAAGAATGTATAAGGGTGCTATTGAATCATTGGTAAGAAGAATGATTCCTTTCGCAGACTTATGTCAAATAACTCATTTAAAATTACAACAAGTTATTTCACGAGTTGTTCCTGATGGTGTATTTATAGATGCTGATGGATTAAATGAAGTTGATGTAGGAACAGGTAATGCATATAACCCTGAAGATGCTTTACGTTTATACTTCCAAACAGGTTCTGTTATTGGAAGAAGCTATACGCAAGATGGTGACTTTAATCAGGCAAGGATTCCTATTAAAGAATTACAATCTTCTTCAGGTGCAAGTAAAACTCAGATGTTGATTAGCAATTATAATCACTATCTAAACCAAATACGAATTGTTACCGGACTAAATGAAGCTAGAGATGGTAGTACACCTGACCCTAATTCATTAGTTGGATTACAAAAACTTGCAGCTTTAAATTCTAATGTTGCAACAAGACACATATTAGATGGAGCACTTTATATATATAAGTCTTTAGCAGAAGCTATAACTTATAGAGTTGCAGATATATTAGAGTATTCTGATTTCAAAGATGAATTTATAAATCAAATTGGTAAATACAATGTAAGTATTTTAGGAGATATAAATGATTTATACATATATGACTTTGGAATATTCATTGAATTATCTCCTGATGAAGAACAAAAACAACAGTTAGAAGCTAATATACAAATGGCTTTATCTAAAGGAGATATTAATTTAGAAGATGCAATTGATGTAAGAGAAATAAAAAATCTAAAACTTGCTAATCAATTATTAAAATTGAAAAGAACTTCTAAGCAAGAAAGAGAAGAAAAGATGGCTATGCAAAAACAAGCTATGGTTGCTCAACAACAATTAAAATCTCAAGAGATGGCAGTACAAGCTGCTCAACAAAAGATGCAGATGGAAACACAGGCTAAGATGCAGTATAGACAAGCTGATATAGCATTTGAAATTGAAAAACTAAAAGCTGAAGCAGATTTAAAATCTAGATTGATGCAACAAGAATTTGAATTGAATATGCAATTAAGACAAGCTGATGCTGATGCACTTGGCAGTAGAGAAGCTATGAAAGAAGAAGCAAAATCAAAAAGAATTAGTCAGGCTAATAGTGAGCAATCTAAAATGATAAATCAAAGAAAGAATAATCTACCTCCAATTAATTTTGAATCAAACGAGGATAGTTTAGATGGCTTTGATTTAGCAGAGTTTGAACCTAGATAAACCGTCTAAATCACAAAGAATTTTTGTGTAACTTTGTAAAAAATTAAATTAAATAAAATATGGAAATAAAAGTAAAAGCCGTAGATGTTACAGGTGAAGAAAAATCTGTAGCAGAAAAGGAACAAGAATTGCTTGACAAACACGAGCAATCATTAAATGAAGAAAAACCAACGCAAGAAGTTGCAGAGGTAAAAGAAGAAGAACCAAAAGCTGAAGAGCCAAAGGTTGAAGAAAAAATTGAAACTCAATCCTCTGAGTTAAAAGAGGAAGACGTTCTTAAATTTATTGGTGATAGATACGGAAAAGAGTATAAATCTCTTGATGAGTTAAATCAACAGAGAGAGGATGAACCTCTACCTGAAGATGTCTCAAAGTATCTAAAGTATAAAAAAGAAACAGGTCGTGGATTTGATGACTTCGTAAAATTAAATAGAGATTACGATGAAATGAATCCTGACCAACTTTTAAAAGAATATCTAACTGCAACCGAAAAAGGTTTGGATGCAGATGATATTGAAGACTTGATGGATGATTACTTTTTTGATGAAGAAGTCGATGATGAAAAGGAAGTAAAGAAAATCAAGTTAAAGAAAAAAAAGACTATTGCAAAAGCCAAAGATTATTTTGAGCAACAGAAAGAGCAATACAGTGTACCTCTTGAGTCGAGAAGGGAAGCTGCTCCGGAAGAATCAGAAGAATACAAAGCTTATAAGCGATATGTAGCTGAAGCGAAGACAGTTCAAGAACAAAATACCCGTAAGGGTGAGGTGTTCACAGAAAAGACTAACAATGTTTTTGGCAGTGAGTTCAAAGGTTTTGAGTTTACATTAGACGATAACAAAGTTTATTTTTCACCCGGTGATGCTGATGAATTGAAAAAGACACAGTTAGACCCTACAAACTTTATTAGAAAGTTTTTAGATAAAGACGGTCTTATGGAAGATGCAACAGGTTACCATAGGTCACTAGCGATGGCAATGCATCCTGAAAAGTTTGCTAAGTTCTTTTATGAGCAAGGCAAAAGTGCTGCTGCAGATGAGCAAATGAAGAAGTTGAAAAATATAAATATGACTACTCGTTCTGCTCCTGAAGTAACAAACACTAAATCAGGTGTGCAAATCAAATCTTTAAGTCCTGACTCAGGTCGAGGTTTAAAGATTAGACGTAGAAAATAAATGTTTAATAACTTAAAAATTAGAAATTATGCCCGTACAAGCAGTACCCGGTTTTGATTTACAACCAAGTGCACAACGAGTGCCGTTGGAATCAAACTATATTACTAATTTCGATTTCTTGAATCAGTATCTACCTGATACTTATGAAAAGGAATTTGAAAGATATGGTAATAGAACGATTAGTTCCTTCCTAAGAATGGTAGGAGCAGAAATGCCTTCAAACTCTGACCTTATTAAATGGGCAGAGCAAGGTAGATTACACACAAAGTATGTTAATGTAACAACTCCTGCATTAATCAATGCAGATGATGCAGTATTTACAGTTAACGATGCAGGTAACCCTGCGTTTGGTGCATCTAATAGTATTGCTATTAGAATTGGACAAACTGTATTTATTAGTGACAACGCAGGTGGTGGTTCTGTAAAAGGAATCGTAACTGATGTTGATTACGCTAACAAAACTTTTGATGTTGCATTTTATCCTGCAGCAGGTATTCCTGTAGCAGGAGCAGGGAAAATATTCTCTGTTTGGATTTATGGTTCTGAATTTAAAAAAGGAACTTTAGGAATGTCAAACTCTCTTGAGTCTGACGACTTCATTTTTGATAATTCTCCAATTATCTTAAAAGATAAGTATGAAGTATCAGGTTCAGATATGGCTCAAATTGGTTGGATTGAAGTTACAACTGAGAATGGAGCATCAGGATACTTATGGTATCTAAAGTCTGAGCACGAAACTAGACTTAGATTTGATGATTACTTGGAGACTGCAATGATAGAAGCAGTACCTGCTGAAGCAGGTGGTGGTGTAGCAGCAGTAGCAGCTACTTCCCCTGTTGGTAACAAAGGTTCAAAAGGTATCTTCTACGAAGTTGGACAAAGAGGTAATGTATACGGTGGTGGTAACCCAACTACTTTAGCAGAGTGGGATACTATCATTTCAAGACTTGACAAGCAAGGTGCGATTGAAGAGAATGTTGTATTTGTTGATAGAGATTACTCTTTTGACATTGACGATATGTTATCTCAGCAATCTTCTAATGCTGCAGGTGGAGTATCTTACGGATTGTTTGACAACGAGAAAGAGATGGCTCTTAATTTAGGATTCACAGGATTTAGAAGAGGTTACGACTTCTATAAGTCTGATTGGAAATACTTGAATGACCCTACTATGAGAGGTGATTTACCAAGTGTAGCAGGTAGTGGAAAAGTAAGTGGACTATTAGTTCCTGCAGGTTCTACATCTGTTTATGACCAAATCTTAGGTAAGAATGCTAAAAGACCTTTCTTGCACGTTAGATATAGAGCTTCAGAAACTGAAGACAGACGTTACAAGACTTGGATTACAGGTTCTGCAGGAGGAGCAAGAACTTCTAGCTTAGATGCTATGGAGGTTAACTTCCTTTCTGAAAGAGCAGTATGTGTTCTTGGAGCAAACAACTTCTTCTTATTCAACGCATAAGAAGATTAATAATAGGGGAGTGTCTTCAAAGACACTCCCTTTTATTACTTAATAACTTTAATTAAATTTTAAATAAAATGAAAAAGAATAAAAATGTATTTGTAGCTAAGACCTACAAACTAACAAAGGAAGCAGCACCTTTATCTTTTATGCTGCCAATCAGACACACAAAGAGATTTCCATTAATGTGGTTTGATGAGGAAAAAGGAATCAACAGAGAACTTAGATATTCTGCTAATCAAAAAAGTATTTACAGAGATGAACAAGATGAAAATGTTTTATTATCACCTGTAATCTTTGAAGATGGTTTTTTATATGTAGATAAAACAAATCAGATTTTACAAAAGTTCTTACACTATCATCCTTTAAATGGTAAAATATTTATTGAAATAAACAAAGCTGAAGAAGCTAAGGATGAAGTTCAAGATATAATGCTAGAAGCAGATGCTTTAGTAGAAGCTAAATCTTTAAAGCTTGACCAACTTGAAACTGTATGTAGAGTTTTATTTGGTAACAATGTATCTAATATGTCTACTGCAGAACTAAAAAGAGATGTTTTAGTTTATGCAAAAAATAATCCTCAAGAATTTTTAGAAGTAATATCAGACCCTGATTTACAAATACAAGGTAAGGTTGCTAGATTCTTTGAAGAAGGATTACTTACATATAGAAAGAGTAATAAAGAAGTTTGGTACAATACCAAAACCAATAAAACAAAAATGCTTAATGTTCCTTTTGGTTCAGACGGTAATGATTTAGTGGTATCATATTTAAGAAGTGATGAAGGTATTGAGGTGCTAAAACACTTAGAATCTTTATTAGATTAATTTGTATCTTTGTGCTAGTGCTTACACCACGAAGGTGTAGGTTTTTTTACTAACCTTAAATTTTTTTTATTATGTTAAAGTACATACAAATTACTACTGCTGATGGTGTAGAATTATTAGCAGCAGATGGGATTCTATACGCAGAATCAGGAAGTTCAACTGCAGCAAAAATATACCTCAAAGGAGTTGAGGCTCACATTGCAGTTGTAGGAACTGACCTCACAAGTGGATTCGTAGAAAATGTAAACAAGGCTTTACAAGTTGCAGGTGAAACTAATTGGATGAAAACAACTTCAATAGTTGACCTAGCAGGTATGACAGTTACTTCATTAACTATGACTACAGGACTATAATTCAGTCTAACTAGCCTACTTTTAAGAGACCTCTTCAAAAATGAAGGGGTCTTTTTTTTTCATTATCTTTGTAGAAAAGAAAACAGATGATTAATTCAGTTAGACAGACGGTAATGTCAACTCTGAATAAAAATAATTACGGTTACATTTCTCCATCTGATTTTAACTTATTTGCTAAACAAGCACAGTTAGACATCTTTGAGAATTATTTTTATCAGTACAATTACCAACTAAATAAAGAAAATGCGAGAGCATCAGGTACAGGGTATGCCGATATTACAAAAGGCATTGAGGAGGTTATTGATACGTTTTCTGTAACAAAGCCTTTAGCTAAGTCTGGAGGTGTTGGTAATCCTATGTATTTCTTACCGTCACAGATTACAACTAATGATGATTACTACTTAATAAACAAAAACTTAGTATACAACAAGAAATTAGCTGAAGGGGTTACAACAGGTTTTGCAATCACTAATAATGTATTGGAAGATAATACTGCAGATTTTATTGCTGCAGGTATTCAAAAAGGTGATGCAGTTGGTGTTGAGATTAATAATATAACTTATTTATTTAGAGTTGTGGGAGCAATAACTGCAACTACTATGGTAGTCAATACCAATTTATTTACTTCTGCAGGTAATATATATTATATATACAAAAAAGATACATTCAAGGAAGCAGAGAAAGTAACTCATAGTAAAATTACTATGTTAAACAATTCTATACTTACTGCACCTAACTTAATGTTTCCTGCTTATACACAAGAAGCATTAGAAGTTGAAATGTATCCTGAATCAATTGATGGATATGGTCAAGTAGTATCTCAATATATAAGATTCCCATTTGTACCTAAATGGACATTCGTTACACTTACAAATGGAGAGCCATCATTTGACCCATCTCAACCTGATTATCAGGACTTTGAATTACCTAATGATGACGAAGTAAACTTAATTAATAAGATACTTCAATATGCAGGAATGTCCATAAGAGAAATTGAAGCAGTTCAGTTTGCTGCTGCAGAGGACCAACAAAATAACCAAGAAGAGAAATAATTATGGCATATATAACACAATATCAATATTATGAAAATGGTGGTAACGCACCTAACAATGCCAATTGGGGTTCTTATCAATATGTCTCTTTAGAAGATATAGTAAATAACTTTATGCTTATGTACTATGGTAATCATAGTTTAATTAACAATGAGCCAAGATATAAGATTTTATTTCACGCTAAAAGAGCAATACAAGAACTTAACTATGATGCATTTAAAGAAACTAAAATTTTAGAACTCACGGTATGTGATACACTAAGATATGTATTACCTGACGATTATGTAAATTGGATTAGAGTGTCTATGTATAAAGATGGATTGCTTAGACCACTTACAGAAAATATTCAAACTAATTGGTCATCAGCTTATTTGCAAGATAATGAGTGTAGAATATTATTTGATATTGATGGTAATGCTTTAAGACCACAGGATTCTACAATTGATTACGAAAGAATTAGAGGTGGAAAACAATCTATCTATTTGAATCAAAACTCAGAGATGTATGGTAGAGCAGGTTACTGTTGTGATGGTGAATGGTATTTTGAGTACGGCATTGGAGCAAGGTATGGACTAAATACTGAAACTGCAAATGCAAATCCCACTTTTAAAATTGACCCCAAAGGTGGTGTAATTAATTTTAGTTCAGGAGTAGCAAACGAACTAATCATCTTAGAGTATGTATCTGATGGTATGGAAAACGGTGATGATAGTTTAGTTACAGTAAACAAACTGTTTGAAGAATATATATATGCTGCGATTGAATATGCAATTCTTAATTCAAAATTAAGAGTTCAAGAGTATGTGGTTGCAAGAGCAAGAAAGCGTAAACAAGCACTACTTAGAAATGCAAAAATTAGAATTAGTAATATACACCCCGGAAGACTATTAATGAATCTTAGGGGAAGAGATAAGTGGTTGAAATAATATGGCAAATTTAACAAGGAACTTTACGGCAGGAAAAATGAACAAGATGGTTGATGAACGTCTTGTTCCTAACGGTCAATATATTGATGCGTTAAATGTTCGTATGGGTTCTACTGAACAAGCAGAGATTGGAGTTATAGAAAACTCTTTAGGTAATACTCAGCTTACAAACCTAGAGTTTGATGGAACACCACTATCAGCTTCTGCTAGATGTATAGGTGCATACGAAGATGGTGCAAGAGAAACTCTCTATTGGTTTATTCACGATAAAAGTTATACATCAAGTCCTACAGGAAAACTTGATATGGTTGTTTCATACAACACTAATACAACCATAGTAACCTATCATTTGATTAGTGTTAATGATGGGAATGGTGTAAATACCACCTTGAATTTCAATGAAGAGTTTTTATTTACAGGTGTAAATATGGTTGAAGATATGTTGTTTTTTACAGACAACTACAATCAACCAAGAAAAATAAATATTAAAAGAAACTATGATGAGCCAAGTGGTGCTCCATTAGTTGATGGGTTTATTGATGAAGATATACTTGTTATTAAAAAACCACCGGCTAAAGCACCTAAAATAAAATTGGTAAGAACAGGTGGTCAAGAAAACTTTTTAGAAGAAAGATTTATTTGTTTTGGATATAGATATAAATATGCAGACGAAGAATATTCTGCAACTTCACAATTTACAAGTGCAGCTTTTATTCCAAACTTATTTGAATTTTCACCTGATAATTATTTAAATGAAGGTGTTACAAATCTTTTTAACACGGCAGAAATAACATTTAACACAGGTGGACCTTTAGTTATAGGTATTGATTTACTTTTTAAAGACAATGCTACTAATGTTATTAAGATTATTGAGAAGCTAACTAAGTTAGACCAAGGTTATGTAGATAATCAAGAGGTTACATTTAGTTTTTCAAGCAGTAAGATTTTTACAATTTTACCTGATGCAGAAATATTAAGGTTGTTTGATAACGTACCTAGGTATGCACAAGGTCAAACTATTATGGGTAATAGATTGATGTATGGTAACTATGTAGAAGGTTATGATATGATAGACCATAACGGTAATCCTGTTAGGTTTGATTATAGCTTAGAAGCAGTTAAAGATACCTTTGACCCTGAAGCACGAGACGGAACTACATCTACAGGTAACTACAGTATTCAATCAGCACAGAGTGTTGGGGATTCAGTTGTTACTTTTGATTTAAATAATTTAGATTTAGTAGAAGGAGCACAGTTATCTTTTACTTTTAGTTTTGAGCACGAATTTTGGGCAGGAGATGCACCATTACCTGATGACCAAAACAACGGATTAAATGGACCTCCGTTAGATGCAATTTTTGTATTTCAACTTACACAAGATTATAATAGTGTTTATGAGTTAGTGAGCAGTGATGAATTTTTAGCTGCAGTAGGAACAAGTTTACCGGGAGGTAACATTGAGCCTATGGCTACTTCTGATAATGGCTCAACTCTTACAGACCAATATAATGCTTTGTTTTTGGGAACAGTTTCTGATGGAACTACCACAGTTCTTAAATTTCAAAGTGGTATAAGTGGTATAGAACAAGCAGTACAAGTAACTGCATCACCTGCATCTACAGAAGTTAGTTTTCAATTTCCTGCAATTCAATATGCAGATGATGTGGCAACACCTACTCAAGTCTGTACAGAATACTTTTCAATAAATGCTAATGACTTTGAATATTCAAAAGCAGGTAACGGTAGAAGCTTACATAGTAATAGAAGTTATGAGATAGGTATACTATATATGGATGAGTTCAATAGAACAACTCCTGCATTGGTTAGTCAGTTTGATACATTCCATTTTTCTTGTGCAGATTCGGCTACTAAAAATAGTTTGAATGTAAGAATACCAACAACACAGATTGCACCTGCGTGGGCAAAAAGATACAAGTTTGCTTGTAAGCCGGATAAAGAAACTTACGATACAATATATACTAATATATTTTTTACTGACCCTAATTCTTCTGAATCTTATTTTTTACTTGAAGGTGAAAACTCTCAGAAGGTTACAGACGGTCAAAGATTTATAGTTAAGGCAGATTCAAGTGGTCCAACAACAGGTTGTGTTTTTGCAACAGTATTAGAAAAACAAGCACAACAAAAAGACTTTATAGAAATACCATCTGAAGATGACCCTAATGAAAATATCCCTGTTCCTGCCGGAACATATATGAAAATAAAAGCAAACAACTTTGCAGTTGAAACTTCAGAGAATGCAATCATAGATTTTGGTTGTGAGAAAAGAACTAGAAAAGATGCAGGTTGTGGTTATGTGGTGTCATACCCTGTTAACCTACAAGGAACTGACCCAAACAATCCAAGCTTTACTCACATTGACTATGATTTACCGGGAGGGTCAAGAGTTGTGTTTAAATTTAAATTCAACAGAAATGGATATAGAGGTGGTGATGGTAATTGTGAAAGAAGAACTTATGAATTAAAGAAAACACTTACTGTTTCTCAAGACTATGATAATTTTTATGAATGGTTTGAAGGAGATAATATACAAGCAGTATTAAAGCAAGGGGTTCAAAGCGTTGGAGGTGATGGAGGTCCAATTGAAAATGAATACGAAGGACTATTAGCAAGTAGTGGTGCTTTAAGTTGCTCGGTTGGTACAAACTATTATGGTATATACAGAAATCCAACTACAAACCAATTATTGTTTCAAGCAAGAGGTACAAAATCTTGTACAAGTTCTACTTGGAGAAAAAATGGTAGGTCTAGTACAAAGCTTTGTATAACAGTATTTAGAGCAGAGAACACATTTATTTTTGAAAGTGAACCATTAGATGCTTCACCTGATATTTGGTTTGAAGGTGCAGAAACATTTGATATAGTTTCAACTGATAATATTTGTCAGTTTGATTTGTCAGTAGCATTGGCAGAACCTGACCCAATATCTTTTAATTATACTGATATAAATGGCTTTAGTCAAACCGTAGAGGTAGACCCTGACGAAAATAAAACAGTGGTAGGTCAGTGTGGTAGTATGTCGATTAGTCCGGCAACAACACCAACCAATCCTGCAAACGTAACAATAACAAGCACATCCGTAGAGAAAGGTTCACATTTAGGAGACATACAAAACCAAACATCAACACAAGATGCTTTAGTTAGGTCAGGATTCTTTAATTGTTTTTCTTTTGGTAATGGTGCAGAAAGCTATAAGATTAGAGATAGCCTTTTAGGAAAAGAGTTAAAACTAGGAAATAGAGTTACTTCAACACAAAACGAAGATTACGAAGAAGTAAGAAGATTCGCAGATATAACCTATAGTGGAATATTTAATGATGAATCCAATGTAAATAAACTGAATGAGTTCAATGCAGGTAATCTAAACTTTAAAGCATTAGAAGAATCTTTTGGACCAATTCAAAAATTATTTGCAAGAGAAACAGATGTTCTTACTTTACAAGAAGATAAAATATCCTATGTCTTAGCAGGTAAAAATTTATTATCTGATGCAGGTGCAGGTAGTAATTTGGTTTCAGTACCTGAAGTATTGGGTACTCAGATAGCTAGAGTAGAAGAGTTTGGTATAAGCCACAACCCTGAAAGCTTTGCTCAATATGGAGCAGATAGATATTTTACAGATGCAAAACGTGGGGTTGCATTAAAACTTACCGGCACAACTTATGCTAATGACCAACTAACCAATATATCTACACAAGGTATGAGGTCTTGGTTTAGAGATTTATTTAATTTACAATTTGAAAAACAAAAGCTAGGTGGATTCGACCCATATATGAATGAGTTTGTATTAAGTGCAAATCAACAGGATATACCTATGCCTAAAGATTGTATTAACTGTGGCATAACTCAAACAATTAGTATAACATCTACAGAACCTTTTGAAAACTGTTTTGAAATGGGTCAAGATGTTGGTCCTGTTTTAATTTCTTGGGTTGCAGGAAAAGGTACAGGAACTTTTAATGTTTCAGCTACTTATAGTGGTACAACTGTATCAGCTACTAATCAAACTTCAGATGGTAGTATTACTGTAAATAAAAACAATGTAAATATTACTACTCTGGACTTGTTAATTACAACTACAGGTAGTCAACAGTTAACTCTTACAGTAGCTTGTCCTGATGCTAAATCTATAACACTTGTTGAGGTTTGTGTTACAAGTGCAAATGAACAAGGATTAACAGTTCATAATGAGCACAGATTTGTAGATGGTAGTTATGTTTCTCCGTTAACATCAACACAAGTTTCATTCGGTCAAGGTAGTACGAATCCTATTGTTACTTTTTACCAAACTACATTAGGTAATCAAGGAGCAGGACCAATACCAACTACAGGTGCTACAGAAACTTTAGCATTTAGAAAGATGCAAGGCGATACTGCAGTTTTTGATGAGGCAACTAATAAGTTTAGATTCTTAGCTACTACAACACAATATGTGAACACACCTCAATCTGTAGCACAGTTGATAGCAGCATCTACTGATATGGTTACTGATGTTTCACAAGGACCAAACATATATAGAGGCAGCTTTACAATGCCTTCAGTAAACGATGGAGATTATTTATATATTATTTACGACTACAGAAAACCAACATTAATAGACCTATGTAATGGTCCTGATGCTACGGCAGCTTGTTGTGGTTGTACAACAATTTAATTTAGAACTATGGCAAATTATTATATAGACGGAACAACTTTAAATAACTCAACTGCAGTGTATGATGATGCAGCACTAACTATTTGTGCAGCTAATGGATTCTATTCTGATGGTATAAGCGTTAGAGAGCAAGTGAGTCAAGGTAGTGGTTGTGTTTTATTACCTCCACAGATATGTCCTACTTGTGCAACTCCTTGTGGTGGTACAATTGGAGGAAGTGGTGCTCAAGGAGTTTATTTATTAGACTTAGATGTTGGTGGAACTGCAACTGATACAGGTGCTATTGTTATAGTGTTTGACCCATTAGCAGTACCCGATGGTGTTATGTGTACTTATGATGGCAGTGTATATAATAAACTTAGTGCACCCGGTATAGGTCTTAGACAAAGTACGGTAGCAGGTGTACCTACTTATGTAGGCTCAACAAATTCAGATACCTGTGGCGTTCAGGCAGGAACATATAATCAAACAATACAAGTATTTAATTATCAGCAAGGTAATTTTGTAAATACAGGAACTACACAAAATGTAAGTATTGCTCCCGGACAAGGGCAGTTAACCAATGGTTCACCGGGTGATTGTGTAATGGTTGTTCCAAAACCTAACCCAAGTCCTGCAACTGCACAGTTTCAATTTATTGGACCTTGTGGTGGAACTGCTTGGAATGTACAAATAGCTTGTCCTACACCACTAACAGGATTTATGGGAACTGCTCAAACACAAACTATAACAGATGTTTGTGGTCAGCAAAACATAAGTGCTCTATCAATATTTACAACTTTATATCATCAACCTGTTCCAATAAACGGAACTCAAGGAGTTGTCACAGTAGATGATTATGTATTTAACGACCACGATGGTGTTTCTTTTCCTGCAGATGGATTTTATCTACAAGCAGATGGAAGTATTTTTGAGTTACAAAGTGGTATATGTGTTCAGGTTCAAGATATATGTTCTACTTATACTGTTAGTGATTGCTTGACCGGAGATAGTTACACTATGAATAGAAGGTTTGGTGGAGGACTAAGTGTTGGTGATGTAATACAATATCATAGAATAACAAATCCACAAACATCAACTGCAAGTGTTGACCCTACAGTTCATTGTGGAACAATAAGTTCATTGGGTCAAGGAGTAACTATAAACGCAGTACAGAAGTCAGCCGTTACTTATGCTTGTAATGATGCGACTCACTGTCCACAATAAAAATTAAGATATGTCAAACACAGTAACTAAAACAGATACATACACATTAACTTACGATTCAGGAGTCCAAGGATTTCCTTCATTCTATTCATACTTTGCAGATTGGATGATTGGTATGAATAATTTCTTTTACACTTTTAAAGGTGGGAACTTATTTAGACACAACACGAACCCTGTTAGAAACCAATATTATGGTGTTAATTATGATTCAGTAGTTCAATCTGTTTTTAATGATAATCCTTTAGAGAATAAACTTTTTAAAACTATAAACTTAGAGGGAGATGATGCTTGGTCTACTACAATCATAAGTGACCAACAAGATACAGGATTTATTGAGGGAAGTTATTTTGAAGAAAAGGAAGGTTCATTCTATGCTTTTATAAGAAACAGTGGAAGCGTTCCTGCTCAGTTAGATGAATATGCATTACGTTCTTTAAATGGTTTAGGAACTTCAAGTAATGTTACTGTGGCAGGTAACCTAACTACAATTGATTATCCAACTACTTTATACATAGGAAATATAATAAGTGTTGGAGATATAATATACCACGGAAATCCAAATCCACAATTAGCAGGACAAGTTACACAGGTAAATCAAAACTTACCTGCAGGTATAAATCAAATAGTAATTAATACTGACGGTAACACCTTTGTTCCGGCAGTTACACCTGTTCCTGTACCTGTTGCTTTTCCTACTACAACAGAGTATACTTTATTTATTAAGAATGCAGTTTCAGAATCTCACGGTATTTTAGGACACTATGGTGTATTTACCGTTACTAATAGTAATACGGCTAAAGTAGAACTTTTTGGTGTAGAAACGGAAGCTATGAAATCTTTTCCATAAATTTAGTATCTTTGTTCGTGAATGATATTTGATATTAGACCACTTGAATTAGACGATTATGACACCATTCTTGTTGATTGGTGGAAAGATTGGGGATGGACACCTCCTACTCGTGATTTCTTACCGGATAATGGCAAAGGTGGTATGATTGTTTTTGATGGTGATATTCCTGTTTGTGCAGGATATATATATTTAACTAACTCAGGTGTAGCTTGGGTTGATTGGATTATATCTAATAAAGAATATAGAAAGAAACCTAATAGAAAAAATGCTATTGGTTTACTTATAGAAACATTAACAAATTTGTGTACAAAATCAGGAGCAAAATATAGTTACGCATTATTAAAGCATCCATCCTTGATAGAAACCTATAAAAAACTAGGTTACACTGAAGGAGATTCGTACACAAAAGAAATGATAAAAGGATTATAATATGGCAATAGCAACATCAACTGCAATAGCAATAGGTGGACTCGCAGTATCTGCGACATCTGCAGGTATGTCTTTTGCTCAAGCATCAAAACAAAGAAAGGCACAAAAAAGAGCCGAAAGAGATGCAGAAAAAGCAATGGCAGAAGCAAGAGGTAAACTAGACGTAAATTTTGCAGAGCAAATGTCTATAAAAAAAGAAGCTTACGATTTAGAAAGAGAAGCTTTAAATGTTCAAGGTGCTCAAGCTACTGAAGCAGGTAGAGAAAGCGAAAGAGGAGCAGCAGCTACTGCAGGTAGAGTATATGCTGCACAACAAGCAGGTCAAGGACAGGTAAGAAGTGCAATGGCAGACGAAATGACTAACATTGAACAAGCTATTGTTGATGAAGATTCAAGACTAAGAGATTTAGATGTGGCTTTAGATTTAGAAGAAGTCGCAGGTAACCAACAAAGAGCAGCCGATGCACAAAGAGCAGCAGAAGCAGCTAAACAACAAGGAATACAAAGCACAATGAGTGCCGTTCAACAAGGTATTCAGATGATGCCGTTATATTCACAAAACATTTCAGCACAAAAAGCTGCCGTTGGTGATATGCAGTTTGACCAAAAACAATTTGATGCATTTGGAAATGTAGAAGGAAATAAAGTTTTAGGTGCACCGGGGTCTGAAGGTTTTACAAACCTAGACTTTGATGCCATAGGTGGTATGAGTAACAGACAATTCCGTCAGTTTAAAAGAGACCTTACACCACAACAATCTGCTATGTTGTTTCAAAATCAACAATACGTTCAGAATTATCAAAACCCATTCGACATTTATATACCCGGTAGACAATAAAATAATATATGGCAACAGCTTATAAATACGTTAAAAGAGAACCCACTGATAATATTAATTGGGCAGAGGTTGGAGCAGATTTTAGTAATATGCTTCAAGAAGAAATGGCAGTCAGACAACAGAAGAAAGATGCCATTGACCAAGCTACACGAGAATATCAGAAGGTTTTAAATAATGTACCACAGGGTGAAAACACTGACCTGAATGGTATGGCTTTAGGTTTTGCAGATGATTTGCAAAAGCAAATGTTAATGCAAGAAACTCTTTTGAAGTCAGGTCAATTAGACCCTAGGCAGTATACCATAATGAGACAAAACCTAGCTGATGGCACAGACCAAGGCTTTGGTTTATTACAAGATTATAATGATGAGTATTCCAAAAAAATGGCAATGCTCGACCCTAACCTTCCTGTTAGTGAACAACTCTCTGCAATTGATTTAGAGATTATGGGTAACGTAGAAGGGTTTGCTAATTTCAATGATGCCAAATTAATTATAAATCCACAGACAGGATTAGTTTCTATGGCTAAAATGATTAAAGACCCTGATAATCCTGATGGTGCTTTAATTCCTGACCCTGACCCAAACAATTTAGTGTCTGTACAAAACTTAAAGAACAGAATAAAAACTAATATAACCAAATACGATGTAGTTGGTAATGCTCAAAAGTGGACTGAAACTTTAGGTAAAGAAGTTATGTCTGTGGTTGAAACTATGGGTACTACATTAAGTGCAGGAACAATCAGAAAGGTAGAAGACATTACTAGCAGAGGCTTAGTAAGACCCGGTATGACACCGGAAGAAAAACAAGCACTTGCAGATGATATAGGAATTACAGTAAAACAATTAGAATCATATAATTCATTTAGACAAGCACAAAATAATTGGGCAGATGGTCAAATCAATGATGAAAATTTTTCAGGTGCATCTATATTGATGGACTTTGCAAACTTTACTCCTGATGGAAAAGAATATAAAACCACATTCAATCCTAAAGATGTTTATGTAAACGGAAAAGATGGAACAAGAATAAAGGGTGCAGAAAATATTATATTATTAGAAACAGTTAATGGTAAAACTCAAACTGTATTAAGCGATGAACAAAGAGAAGTTGCTAAGACAGTTCTTAAATCACAAGTGGGAGTACAAGTAGACTATGAATCTACAGTTGATTCTGAGTTTATGAAGAAAGAAGCAAGACCTAAAAATCCAAGTGAAATAGAAAGAGGTGATTTAGAGAAAAAACAAAACAATGTATTTAGTAATGTTGCCAAGCTTTACTATGGTGACAATGATGAAGTTATGGAAGCTATCAACTTCTTGAGAAGTACCAATCCTGACATCACTGATATTGATAGAGCAGGTGAGGATGTTATAATTAGATACTCAGATGGTAACCAAGAAACTATAACTTTCGGTGACCAAGGTCAGCAACAGTGGGTTGAGGGTGCTACCAACTTCTTCTTGAGTGAAGATGACAAAATTTCTGATATCAACCAAGTAAGCAAAAGAGTAAGACTTGACCCTGACAGACAATTAAATACAACATCCGTAGGATACGGTGGTCAAGAGTTTGAAGAGAAGGAAGATTTATTACCTGCTTATCAAAGAAAACTTGAGGAATCAGCACCGGCAGCTTCTAGTATTTTAAAGCCTGATGATGAAAATAATTCTGACACAAGACTACAGACTTATGTAACTAGCTTACCGGGATTATCTCAATTTACAGTGGCTCAAACGGGTGGAGGTGTAACCGATGAATTAGTTATTAAGAATGCAGAAGGTGAGGAAATTACTAGCATTAATTTAGATTTATCTACTTATGGTACTCAGGCTAAATTTAATGATGCAATGGAAGCGTTTATGAAATCACTTCACAATTTATCTGCAGACCAATTGAGTATGGAAGATATGGCTTTACAGGTTCAAGGTTCTAGACAGACAACAAGAAGAACAAGAGGTACACTAAGAGGTGGTAATAACAACAATAATAATAATAACAACTCCAATAATAACGATAGGAGTAGGTATAATAATTCATCAGGAGGATAATGAACGAAGAAGCATTTCAAGATTTATACGAGGAGTTCGTTAACACAGGTTATAGAGGAACTAAAGCAGACTTCAAGGTTTTGATGCAAGAAAACCGTGAGGCTTTTTTAGATGGCTATAAGTCTTTCACTTCAACCGGATATAACGGTTCGGAGCAAGACTTTGCAACTTTGATTGGTGTTAATGTGCCGGTAAAAAAAAAAGACTTTCAAGAAAATATGGATGGCAGTGGGGAAGATTCTTCATTGGAGTTGTCTACATTCGACCCTAGTCAAGAAAATATAGATAAACTTTCTTATGAGTTTAATGAAAGAATTGGCAAAGGTCAAGATACCAGAGGTAAGGATTACAGAAATCCTATGGATAATCTTGGTATGTATCCTGATGCACGAACTTTAAAAAGAGCACAAAACCAACAAATTGCTGATATACAATACACTCAGCAGTTAATGGAACAAGAACAAGCAGAAGATGCACCTTTCTTACTAGCAAGACAAAACACAGAAAGACTTGCAGAATCCCAAAGACAAGACTTAGAACAATCTTTAGCATTAGGTATACAAGCCGATGAAGATTTTATAAATTCATTATCTACCATAGATGGTAATTTAATAGACAAAGTAGAAGAAGAGGTTGTTCCTTTTTTAAGAGACCAATTTGGTAAGTATGGTTTCATCTTTGAAGAAACAGGTATTGGTGATGCTATGATTGTAACCTCACCTGATGGTTCAAGAAGTATAGAGATAGACCTTGACCCTTTTACAAGTAAAACTGAAATTGCTGAGTCTAAAAAATTAAAAAACTTTATAAAGAATAACCTTAGTCTGAAGCCAATGGAGTCTCCAACTGATGAAGTCAGTAAGGCGATGAAGGCTAAGAATCTTAGAGAGGTAGGAAGAACAAATAAAGATGGTACAATCTCCACTGTACTAATGCAGTCAGCAGAAATAGATGGAAAGTTTGTGGCTTATCCTACTTTATTTCCAAAAGACCCCGATGCTTATACATCTAGATATATGAGTTGGATGGAGTTGGATGGTATGGAGGCTTACAATAAAGCAGTTGAAAGAGATGAGGTTTTTGTTTTTGATACCGAGGAAGAAGCAAATGCATTTGCACAGGGTAGTTGGAAAAATGTATCAACTCACGATGCAGAAGCAAAAGCTTTTTATGATGAAAGAGGTAGAGATTATCAAAGAGAAAAAGCTATAGCAGATGAGTACGAGCAAGTAAAGGGTATGCTTGACTTTTTAGAAACTGCACCAAGGTTATTATCGGATGTTCCTGAAGAACAAAGAGATGGTGTTTCTAATCTATATGTAAACGGTAGACTGCGTTCCGATTATGGTACATTAGAAAAAGAATTAAATGCAAGATACGAAGAGTTAAAAGATGACTACTTAGATGATGAAGCTGAGTTAATTAGAGAAGACTTTGATTTACACCTGCAAAAAAAATTCAGAGAAAGTGCAGGTAATGCAGTAAGAGTAAACAATATTGCTAAACAAAATTTAGATGAGGTTGAGAAACAAAGCTTGTTAGCTTTTGGTGTAAAGCCAAATCAACTAAACTCTGTTGTTCCTGTTAATGAAACTGAGACGGCAATGAAAAAGCAACTACAACAAAGATATGTAGATGCATTGGCTAACTCAGAAAAAGCAGCAGACGTTTATGAAAGGTCACAACTGTGGTACTCTATGAAGCACGATAAAATGGCTAATGGAGAATACGCAGAGAATATGGATGGGTTTTTATCTGAATGGCAAAATGGTTTATCTAGAGGTAAAGCAGGTGATGTTATTCTTATGGCATCTATGTTCCCTGATATTTTAGGAGGCATTGATTTAGATGACCCTGAAGCCACTAAAATAGCAGCACAAAGAATTGTAGAACATTTACAAGATAGGTCTTCTAAAAAATCAAGAGTTTTATATAGGTGGCAAAAAGCAAATGGCTTTGATGAGTCTTGGGATGTAATACAAGATAATCCTTTTGAATGGATGACAACTTTGGCAGGACAAAGTTTATCTATGATGTTACCTTATGGTTCTAAAATTATAGCAGCCTCAACTGCAGCAGGTACAGGTACAGGTGCACTTTATGGTAGTGTTGTTCCCGGTGCAGGTACTGCAGCAGGTGCAGCAACAGGTTTTACTTGGGGATTTAGAAGTGGTTTTGCAGCGACAAGTATTGCAATGGAATATACCAACGCAGTAATAGAAGCTATAAGCAATCAAGGGTTTGATATTAATGACCCTGAATCTGTAGCAGCAGCTTTACAAAGTGAAAAGGTTTGGGCAGAAGGAAAAGAACGTGGTTTAAAAAGAGGTGTACCAATTGCTATAGTAGATTTAATTACTGCCAAATTAGCAGGTAATGTATTCAGAACAGGCTCTGTTGCAAGTAGAGGTAAAAGGATGGCAGCATTAACTGCTGAAAGAGTTATAGTTGACCCTATTGGTGAGGGTACAGGTGAAATACTTGCACAGATAAATGTAGGCGATGACTTAGATTGGAAAGAAGTTGTGGCAGAAATGGGGGGTGGTTTAGGAAACAACACCTCTAATATGGCTATCAACTTAGCACTTGAAGTAAGAGCAAAGAATGATTTAGAACTTGCTACTAATTTATCTAATATAAACTTTATGTCTAGAGAGTTGTCAAGCGATAGTAAGATATCTGCTTGGGCAAACAATATGGAAAGATTAGGTAAGATAGATGCAGTAACTAATCAAAGAATACAAGAGAATGTAGGACTTAGAAAGACTGCAAGAGAACTATTAAGAACAGGACAGTTTGGAAAAAGATTTAGAGGTAAAGATGCTTTAGCAGTAGAGCAAAGGGTAATGACATTACTAGCTGCAAAGAATGAACTTAGTTCTTCTCAAAATAGAAAAGAAGTATTTGGTCCTAAAATAAAAGAAATCAACGCAGAACTATCAGAAATTTTAACTACTAAACAATTAAGAAGTCCTGAACAACAAACCTTGTTAGCAGGTACAGGTGTACTTAGCGTACAAGAACAAGCTTCAGGTACTGATGTAAGAGAAGGTAGACAGAGATATAGAATTAGAAAAGGAATACAAGGTGCACTTGGAAGATTTACAGAAGTAAGTAAAGAAGAGTTCTTGAAATATGTAAATAATCTTAGTGCTGCAGAAATGAGCAGAGTAAGTTTATCTATAGATAATGATGAAGAGGTTAGTCAGATGGTTGCTAATAAGTTAGCAGAATCTAGAGTAAAACCTATTCAAGAAAAATTAAATATCAGTCAAGATGGAACTTTAGTCGTAGACCAAGGTGAGGCATCAACTACAACTCCAACTCCTGAAACAGAAACTACAACTCCTGTAGCAGAGACTGTAACTCCTGAAGCAGAGACTACAACTCCTGCAGTAGAAACTCCTGGACAAATACAACAACAAACAGAGGAAGACGGAGTGTCTTCAAAGACACTCGAAACTGAAGAAGCAGTAGCTGATACTGATGCAGCAGCACAAGAGGTTACAGATTTAGAACAATCATTAAAGGCTACAGAGTTAAATCAAAAACCAAAAGTAGATTTCAAAATTGAAACAACTAATGAAAACAACTCTGACAATGTTGGTCCTGATGAGGTAGATATAACCACAGAGATTAATGAAATAGAATCACCTAATGTAGATGTACAGGTAGAGACTCAAGAAGAATCTCAAAAGATAGACGTTAATGAACTTAATACAAGAACAGACAACCCATTAAAGATTACTAAGCTTGAGGTTGTTAAAGGTGTTCCTACAATATTTAGTATAACTGACCAACTTACTACAGGTAACATAACAAATCCTGAAACAAACAATACAATTGAAAATCTAAAAGGAGCAATTGGTTTTAATGGAACAACAGGAAATCAAAATGCAGCTTGGGCAAATGTAACAGAGAAAGAAGCACAAGGAATTATATTCAAAGCAGAGCAGGTTTATCAAAACAATAAAGAATTGTTTGATGAGTATTGGGCAAAGAATCCTGAGATGAATGGTCTTGTTCCAATGAATATAGTTAAGATGGGAGAGAATGCTATCATTTCAAATGAAGCAGTCTTTAGAGTATTACTAGACAATGTAACAACATTACCTGAAAGAAATAGAAAGGCAGCAGTTCCTGTACTTAAAAAAGAAATAAGAAACAAAGTAAAGTTCTACAAGAAAAAAGCTAGACCACCAAAAGAACTTGGTGAGTTTGAGCAATTACTTGATGCAGTAAATAAATTAAACCCTACTACTCTAGATGATGTGTTGAATGATGAGTTTGTTCAAACATTACCACTACCTGTAAGAAGTCACCTAATGAGACTTATAACTACAGGTAAAGCTAATACACCTAACCAACCTTCAAAGAGAGTAACTAAAGTTGGTAAAGGAAGTAAGGCAGTTCCTAAAGTATTAATGAGAGGAGTAGAAGGTCAGACATCTAAAATAAATATTGGTTCAATTACAGACGTTGTGACAGACCCACAACTAAGAAATGTTCCTATAGGTAATGTAGTATCTATCGTTGGAGTTGATGTTCTTAATCCGGGTATAGTAGAAACTACGCATCCTAATTATAAGTATGGTGTAAAAGGTAGGTCTATTGGTATACTTGAAAATCCACAACCAATGGAGAAAGTATATCCAAAAGCGTATCAAAAAGTATTTGAAAAGCTTATAGAAAAAGAATCTACTACAACACCTGAAAGTAAACCTACTTCAGTAAAAACTATTAGAGCACAACAAACAGGTGTTGGTATAGGTATACCATCGTTTGATTATGTTGGTGTAATAGTTAATGAAAGTCCTAGTAATGTAGATAAACTAAACTCATTTATGAATATTGCCTTTCCGGGTGTAGTCATAAACGCAGACACAGAAACATTTAATAATGTATTAGAGTCTGACAATGTAAGAGTATATCTAAAAGGTAATGAAGTGGTATATGGAGTTACTGTAGACGGAGATATTTATTTAAATCCTGAAGTACATAACTCTGAATCACAACTGTTCAACACATCTATTCACGAGATGGGTCACGTTTGGACAGACTATTTACAAACTACTGAACAGGGTAGAAAGGTATACGCTAAAGGAGCAGAACTTGTACAACAAACAGAAACATTTAAAGAACAACTAAAAAGATTTGATGGGGATGTAGACAAGGCAACTAATGAAGCTATGGCTATACTGATTGGAAACAAAGGTGAGACCATAGCAAATGCATCTGTGAAATCTAAATTCAAAGAGTGGCTTCTTGGTATGTGGAACTATATCAAGAAACAATTTAAGATGTCAACTGAATTAACTGCTGAGGAAATACAGGATATGACACTTGATAAATTCTTAGGTACTGCTCTTGCAGATATTTTTGCAGGAAAAGAAATTAAGATGACAGACCAACAAATGAAACAGTTGAAGAATCCTGAAGCTGCTTTCAGTACCGGACTGTCTATGGATAGTATTATAGAACAAGGAAGAAGAGAAGGCTTTAGTGATGAATCAATCAAGGTGGTATTAAAAAACAGAGGATTCAAAGCAAGGGATATTAATAATGCTATGATTGTAAACATAGATTTATTAAAGCCTATGCCTAGAGAGTTTGGAAATGTAGAGGGTGGAGCAATCGTTGGACAAAGATTATTTAATGAAGTTAGAGATAAGGTAAATGCTTTTGCTATTGAAGGACCTAGAGGAGGTAGAGGTAGACAAGGGGTAAGAACAAAATCATTTGCAGAAATAAGACAGAAGGCTTTAGATATTATGAAAGAGAATGCAATATTTAAAGTTCAACCTGAGACTACTCAACTTGAATTACTTAATGCATTTGATAGAGCACTTGGTATTAGAAGTAACGCACAAGTAAGAAGAGAGATTGGTGATATCAGAAATAAATTAAAGCAAAGAAAGATTGGTGCAGATAATATTACTGAAGCACAAAGAAGAATGCGTATGATAGTTAGAAGATTATTACCTAACTCTAAAAACTATAAAAACACACAGATAAATAAGCTTATAAAAATCATCAACGAAACCAATCCAAAAAACTTTGATGGTAAAATGAGTGAGGTTCTTACTGAAGTTCAGAAGCAACGTCAGTTAATGAAGAACCAAGTAATAAAGAAAATAGAAAACTTAGTTAAGAAAAAATCTAAGACTAGAAAAACCTCATCAGGTAAAAGAAGGTCTGCAGGTTTAGATGCTGCAGGTCAAAGTTATTTTGCTGAAGTACAAGGAGTATTGAAAGCAGTAATGAATAATGATATAGATGCATTGGTTGCTATACAACAATCAATAAACCCTGAAGCTTATGAAGCTGCAGCAGAACTTTTAAGAGAAGGAAAAGATATTACTGTACTACAACAAAAATTAATTGACAGACAACTCGCACTTGATACGTTTGCAGACGTAATGAATATGGAACTTGAACAAGTTGAAGAGTTGTTTACTGATGTAAAAACTACAAGAGCAGAGTCTATTGCTAACCTTAATAATCGTAGGGAAGCTAGAAGAGCAAAGGTTGAGCAGATTAAAAAAGAATTTAACGAGCAAATAGAAAAAGATTTCAATGTTCTATTTGATGAGAATGGAAATCTTTTAAGCAGGAATCAACTTAGAAATAAAAAACAAGAAGTAAGAAAAGCTTTTGATGCAGGTATTTGGAAGGGAATAAAAACATTCTTTCAAAAATTTAAAGACGGAGACAAGCTTACGGCTGATGGTATCTCAAGATATGTTAGAGATTTCATTGCACACTTAGGTACAATTACCAGACAGTTAGATAGAAACAGTGATGGTATGTTTACTGAAATGTTTTACAACAGGTTAAATGATTTTGATGAAAACAATTTACAAGGTGTAAGAAGAACAGAGAATGTAATGAATAGTATGACTGAATCTACTCACAACAAAACTTGGGAGAAGTGGAAGTATTCATTAGGTACAGAGACTATGGAAATGCCGGGTGTAAAAAACACTGAAACAGGTGCAGCATATACAGAGACATTTAATGTAGACCAAGCTATGCGTTTGTATGCTTTGAGTAAGAATGATGTTCAAAGAAAAAAATTAGAGAAACAAAACATAGATATAGAAGCAATAAAAACTTTTATAGGTCCTGAAAATATTGAATTAGTTGACCAAGTTGTAGACTTTTTAAGTAACACATACTTTGAACAAACCAATGAGGTATACCAACAAGTTAATGATGTTAACCTTGGGTATGTAGAAAATTATTTTCCTACTAGAACTTTATCTAAAGGTGATATAACAAGTGAAATGATTGGTCAAGGTCAGTTTAATAAAATATTTACTGCAGAGTATTCACCTGCATTAAAAGAAAGAACTGACCTAACAGGTGATATTGAAATTGGTTTGTCTTTCAGTGAGGTGATGGAAGACCACGTTAAGTCTATGGAGAAGTACAAGGCTTATGCAGTTGGTGTAAAAGAAATGAATGAAGTTCTAAAAGATAAATCTATTGTAACTCTTTTAGAAGAAACAGGGTTAGGGTTGTTGTTTAGACAAAACCTAAACTTTGCCATCAATCCTGACTCCGGACCAACGGTAGCTAATGACTTTGTAAGTAAATTACAAACTAGATTTACAGGATTTGCTTTAGCATTAAAGCTTATTCAAATTCCAAAACAAGCTTCTTCATTTGTTCAAGCATTTGAAAAGTATGATTCAGGTAGTAAGATACCGGGTATGGATTTATTTATGTTCGTCAGAGATTATGCTGAAGTTCTAATGACTTTACGAAAACAAATTAGAGAAGCAAGAGAGGTGTCTGCCACATTTGATAATCGTATTAGAAAAGGATTAGAGGGAGATATATTTGGTTTAGAATCAGGAAGTAGAACATTTAAACCAACAAGAGCAAGACAAGATAGGTTAGGTAGAACTGCTAGAACAACAAGAAAAGTAGCAGGTTTTACCACGGTAGCAGGAGATATCCTTGGTGTATTAGGATACAAAGCTTTATATAATAGAGCCATTAAAAACGGTATGAGTAAAGCAGAAGCATTGAGATTGTTTAATGAATACAATGCTACGCAGCAAACAAGAAGAAGCACTGAGAAGTCACCTGCTCAACAATCCACAAATGCATTCAATAGATTCTTTACAATGTTTGGTAGTTCACTTTACTTGATGATGAATAATGTAGGACAATCAGGAAAGGCAATAACAACTTCTATTTTAAATGGTAAAATGCCAAAGAAAACTGACCTTAGAAAATTTGCTTTAAACTTTTCAGTAGCCAACGTAGCTTTTACTGCCGTGTCTTACGCACCTGCATTGTTACACGGAAAGGATGATGAAAAAGACAGAGCACTAAGAGCACTAAGAGATGCAGCATTTGGTTTAAATCTATTGTACTCAATACCTATTATAGGTACAGGAGTAGAACAAGCATTGGCAAAGATGGAAGGAGTAAGAAGACCTATAACAGAAGGAGTTAATCCATTCTCTGCTATCTTCAGAAAAATAGAGAGAGAATATAAAGAGGTAGAGGACAGTGGACAACTAGCTAGAATCCTTGTTCCTTTGTTTGAAATATATGCAGGTATGCAATTAGATGCACCATTAGCACTGTTTAAATTATTAGGTGGTGATGATAGTGAGGAAAATATTTATGACCTTACAGGTATTACACCATCATACAGACCGGGATATGGTCAGAGAAAGAGTAAGTCTAAAAGCAAAAAACCTAAGACAAATAAGTCTGACTTGAAAAAGATTGACCCTAATTTATATAAAGAACTATATGGTCCGGGTAGTCCATCTTATGAAACAAAGAAAGAAATGAGAGAGATGAGAAAAGAAATAAAAGAAGAACTAGAATTTTAGAGTTATGCCTTTCAAGAAAGTTGGAAAAAATAAAAACGTAAGTCCAAGTGGTAGAATCTTTACTGATGCACAAGTAAAACTATACTACGCTACAGATGGATTTAAAAAATCTAAGCTATCAAAAAGTCGCAGAAGAAAAAGAAAGAAGAAGAAGTAAGTCTACTCCTTCGGATATTGGTAGGTAGCTTATTTCTTTTGATATGGTTTGCCGTTGTGAGAAATCTGTTTGTTTAGGTAGGTCTCTGTATTCCCACTTTAAGTCATAGTTCTTTAAATAAAAACCCCAAACACCTTTCGGTGTGGAGTTTATATAGACGGGGATAGTTCCATTAGTTTGACAACGATGCATCAATGCATCATACTTACCACGTTCAATAATTAATTCATCGTAATGTTTTCGTCTGCACTTTAGTTCTATGTCAAGCTTATATCTTTTAGAATAACAATCATACCTAGAGGTAGATGTTTCACTAGGCTTTAGGTCTACTATAAAATATTCGTGAATGAAATCATATAGTTGTTGCTCATTAGCAAACTGCTTGTATTCATATATCATCCTCTACTGAAATTGAAATATCCTTGAGGATTAACTGAAGATTTTTTATATGCTCTTGAAGGGTGTCGAAATCTCTATCTACTAAGGATTCATAGATGTGAGTAGTAGAGTCGTGAATATTATCCATCAGGTAATTGATGTGAGTAAGTCTCTCTCTATCATACGCTGATGTTTCTTCGGTCATCTTACAAAGGTTCTTTCGTTTTATTGGAATCCATTTGTTGTAAAAATAGATTGCCAAGGTTAGTATTAAGTGTTTTTATTGCTTGGTATATTTTTCTAGATGCTTTCTTAACATCTGCCTTCTCTTGTTTTGTAGAATCAATTCCAAGATGACAGTACATTTTACAATCCATTTGAAGTAGAGTATCAATTTTTTTTTGAGACTTCCAAGTCTTGTAACCTAGTATCTTTTCAATATCAGTAATCGTATAGACCATTGTAAAACCTGATTAGTTTATGTAAAACTTCTTCTTCTGTACCGGCTCTCGTTCTCTCTTCGATTAGTTTATAGATGTCTTGGTAACGAGAGTCTCTGTCTTTCATTTTACTGAAAGCATTTTTTACCCTATTAAGTTCGGAAGATAGTTCTTTATTTTTAATTCTCAAAGAAAAAACTTCTTTTTTTAGTTCATTTTCTGACAAATAATAAACAGGGTCATATTCTTTATTGAACTCAGACTTGACTCTTTCATAATTATTTTTAAGAGGAATGTCTGTTTTAATATACCAAGGGAATCTTTTGAAATAATGTAGAATTGTTGCGTGATTCATTTCAAGATACCTTGCTATTGCACTACAACCATAACCTTTTTCGTGCAGGATGGTAGCGAATATCATCTTGGCATCAACGATATGTTGCATTCTATTTCTGTTCTTCTTGACCTCCACTCCCAAGACTGTCCTTATTATCTGTCTCAGGTGGGAGAACTCTTCCTCCCTCAAGTATAATGTCTGTAATGGATTTAATTGATTTTGCATTTAGATATGATTTGATTGATTTTGCTTCTAATATGTAGTCTAAGTATTCATCTACTTCAATTTCTTCTATATCAACTAAGATAGGAATATCATTCTTTTGTTTCAAATATTCAACGACAAAAAAAGTAGGATTCTTTTTTTTAATAACTCCGGCAACAGATTGAGACCAACCATCTCTGTCCGGTAACTCATCTATGATTGAAAGAACTTGACCAATAATAACTGTAGCTTCATTAACACTAAACCTTCTTAGTTGTGAGAAGAACCAATCATCTATTTCATATAGAAAATTATCCTCTAAAAACTTCAGTTGTAAATCCATATTTCTCTAGTTCTTTTAATCTAAATTCTTGTAGTCTTGATACTTTTCCTTTCGGTGTTTTAACTTCACTAAAAATAACTTTTGCTTCAGGTGGTATCGCAAGTAAATCGGGTATACCATTCTTGTTAGTCTTCACTAACTTTATTACATAATAACCTTCAGACTCTAATTGCTTAATTCTTTTTGCCTGTATCTGTTGTTCGGTCATTCTTGTAATCTAAATAAAATCCTATCGCCACAACTACATTCATACCAATCGAACAACCCAATTCATATAGGTCGTGAAAGTTATGTATTGAAAGGTGTATGTGACCTACTACCCAAAACGGTATCGCTAAGTTTTGACTAATCCATATAAGTAAAAACTTAACGAACCTCATATCACAAAGATAACAAATCCTTTTTGAAGTGATTTACGGTGTAATCTTTCTTCTTTGTTACGGCTTTGTATATATCTTTTTCTATACCCCCTCTAGCAAATATCCAATAAACATCTGATTCAAGTCTATCTTTAGTTGTCATCCTGTCTCTGCTTTGCCAATAAGAAGTTGCAGAAAAGTCTATGTTGTAGTATACTAAAGCAGATGCTTGTCTCAATGATATACCTTCTCGACCACTAACAATTTGTAGTGCTATACTTTTATCAGTGTCTTCAAAGACACTAAGGTCTGTACATAATTGGTCTCCATATATTTCTTTGAGTGCTTTGAGTTCTTCTTTGAACTTATAAAAGATTCCAATTTTTTGTGTACAAAAATTATCATAGATGTA